GGTCGTATGGTTCGAGGTTGCCCCCGGCGCGCGCATGCCTCAGGTCACGGTGTTCACCAAGGAGTCGAGGTAGCCAGCATGTCTCCCCGCCCCCGCCTCCCCCGCACGATGTGGGCCGACGAGTCCTTGCGGGTCGAAGTCCAGTCCGCAGGCCTTGCTGACGAACCCGAGAACCAGAAGGTCATGGAAGCCTGCCTCAGCGAACTCAACGAGGTAAAACTTCGCCTCGTACTCGGTACTTATGGACCGGGCACGGAGACTAAGCCCAAGGCTAGATATTACTGGTTGCTTGGTGAGTCCGCCATGATCCACTGTCGTGACTTGGAATGTGCGAATTGGTTTCGCGAGCAGTTATTACTGTGGATCAAAGGATTAGATGGAATCCGTCTGGAAGTTGTCGAGGACAGCGAGGAGACGACTCGATGAGGCAGCCTGCTGCGTATAACTACCTAGTTGCCATCGTCACGAAGGTTAACACGAACATGTGTATTGTGTGGCCGCTACGAATAGATAAGGGAGGATATGGACGACTTACCTTACCACTCTCTATTGGCGGAGAGAAGAAGGTTGTCTCAGCGCATCGGCTAGCCTACAAGATCAAGTATGGCGAGTGGCCGATGCCGAACGGTATGCATAGCTGCGACAACCGCGCGTGTTTCAATCCGCTGCACATCTCTCCCGGAACGGCCAAGGATAACAATGCAGATATGGTCGCCAAGGGAAGACAGGCGCGGGGAGAGGGTGCGGGCCTTTCCAAGTTAACTGATGAGTTGGTGACACAGATTCGTCAGGAATATGTTGGAGGTTTATCTGTTAAGCAGCTAGCTAGGAAGTACGGAATAAGCAGTTCCGGGATGATGAGTGTGATTGACGGAACGACATGGAAGCACGTACCCAATCCTATCAAACAAAGACGCCCTGCTGGGTGGAATGCCGAAGCACGCAAGGGAAGAGAAGCCACTCACTGCTTCAAGGGCCATCCATTCACTCCCGATAACACTCTCCTGTGGCGTGGATTCAGACGTTGCGCGATATGTCGTCATGCCTCGGAAAAGAAGGTCCGCCTCGTCAAGAAAATGAAGAAGCTGGCCGAGCCACCGAAACCTCGTATTAAACACCTACGAACGCATTGCCTGAAAGGGCATCTTCTTGAGGTAGACAATTGCTACATTAAGCCTGATGGACATCGGCAGTGCAGGATATGTAAGTCTGATCGGGGAAGGCGCTATTACCAGCAGAAGAAGCAGAGAGGGACAGCGTGACCGACTACCAACTCTCCTGGCGCGCGACCCCCCTCTGGATCCAGAACCACGATCGCCTCGACATCGGCTTCCGGCCTCTCCTCCACTGGCTCCTCCGCGCTGGTCTAACTCAGGTCGTGGTCCTCGACTCGGGCAGCACCTACCCGCCCCTCCTCTGCTACTACGACTCCCCCGAGTTCGCTTCCCTCCGCGTTCCCCTCGTCCGGGCCGCCAATCTCGGACCCGAGGCATTCTGGCGGCTCGACTTCCACCTCCTGCCCTCCGTGACCCACTTCGGCCGCTACATCCTGACCGACGCCGACCTGACCCCCGACCCCGCCTGCCCCCTCGACCTGGTCCGCAAGATGCACGAGGTGGCCGACCGCCCCTGCTTCCTGCCCCTCGGTGCCAAGGTCGGCCCGGCTCTCCGGATCGACGACCTCCCTGCCCACTTCGCCCAGCGCGATTACATGCGCCACTGCGAATCCGACTACTGGCAGCGCAAGTACGTCGAGGGGGACTGCTGGAACGCTGCCCTCGATACCACCATGTCCCTCTTCTCCGCCGGCTGGACCCGATGGCCCCTTGCCGACCAGGGAGGCGTTCATCATGTGCGGCTCGACTTCCCCTACGTCCTGCGACACGAGCCGTGGTACCTGCCGACCGACAACCTGCCCGAGGAGGAGCGCTTTTACCAGTCGCATGTTGCTCCGGGATTCAGTAGTTCATGCCCCCAGCCCATCCCCGAGGAGGCCACCCGGTGATCAGCGCCAAGCCAACCTTGATTGAGGGAGGCCTCGCCATCGACGACCGCGGTCAAGTCATCTTTGCCAATGACTGCGACTTGGCCTCATACGAGTTCCGCCGGTTCTATCTCGTCTCCAACCACCAACTCCTCCCCATCCGCGCGTGGCACGGTCACAAGCGCGAAGTCAAAGCGGTGACTATGGTTCGGGGGGCCGCAATCGTCGCAGCGGTCAAGATAGACGACTGGGACCGGCCTGATCCGCTGGCTGAGGTCAGCCGGTTCGTCCTCTCCGCCAGCAAGCCAGCGGTCCTCGTGATCCCCTCTGGTTACGCGAATGGGTTCCGGTGCCTCACCCCTGACTGTCAACTCTTGTGGTTCTCCAACCTGACGGTCGAGGAGAGCCGGGAGGACGATTACCGATTTGGTCCGCATTACTGGGAGCCGTGGGACGTGGAGGTTAGATGACAGCGAGATTCAAAGTAGCCATCCTCGGCTCGACCGGGATGCTGGGGTCGATGGTCCGGAGGTTCCTCTCCAGCCAGCCGGAGTACGACCTCAGGACCTACTCGCGCAGCGCCCTCGAAGCCGCGCTGATCAACGTCGCCGATCTCTTCCAGCTGATCTCCGGGCAGGACTACGTGATCAACTGTATCGGGGTGATCAAGCCGCGGATCGACGAGAAGAACCCAGCCTCGGTCCGCGACGCTATTCAGGTCAATGCACAATTCCCTTACACGCTGGCTCATGCAGCAGAGTGGGCGAAGGTGCGCGTCCTCCAGATCGCCACCGACTGCGTTTACTCGGGCAGGGAAGGGAACTACCGTGAAGACTCCCTGCACGACGCGACCGACATCTACGGCAAGACCAAGTCGCTGGGGGAAGTGGTCAGCCCCGCCGTCCGCCACCTGCGCTGCTCGATCATCGGACCTGAACCGGCTGGCCGACCCCGCGACTCCCTCCTCGAATGGTTCCTCGGTCAGCCGAAGGGAGCGCAGGTCAAGGGATTCACCAACCACTACTGGAACGGGATCACTACCTTGGCCTTTGCCAAGTTGTGTCATGGGATCATGCGCGAGGGAATCGAACTCCCTCCCCTCCTCCATATCGTCCCCCAGAAAACAGCAAGCAAGGCAGGACTGTTGGACCAGTTCCGGTACTCCTTCTCCCGCATGGACATTACCGTGGACGAGGTTGCTGCGCCGACAGCCATTAACCGGACCCTCTCTACCTGCTGTCCCATCGCCAACATCCACCTTTGGAAGGCGGCAGGCTACCCCTACCAGCCTACGATCCAGCAGATGGTCCATGAACTAGTTGCGTATGAGAAGGTGGTGGCCCGGTGAAGGTCCTCACCCTCCTCGGCACCCGCCCGGAGATCATCCGGCTCAGCCGGGTGATCCCCCGGCTCGACCAGGCCCTCGGCCGCGACAATCACATTCTGGTCAACACGGGGCAGAATCCCGACCCCACCCTCTCGGCCAACTTCTTCGGCGAACTCGGGATCAGACAGCCTGACTACAACCTCCTCGCCTCCGGCTCGTTCGGCCAGCAACTCGGCATCTCCTTCCCGGCCATCGAGCACACCCTCCAGACCGTCCGCCCTGACCGCCTTCTCGTCCTCGGCGACACCAACTCCTCCCTGGCCGCCATCGTCGCCGCCCGCCTCCTGATCCCCATCTATCACATGGAGGCCGGCAACCGCTCCTTCTCTCCCTCCAGCCCTGAGGAAGTCAATCGCCGCCTCGTGGACCACGCCTCCACCGTCCTCCTGCCCTACACTGACCGCTCACGCCAGAACCTCCTCGCCGAAGGCATCCACTCCTCGCGCATATTCGTGGCCGGGAACCCTATCCGCGAGGTGATCGAGCACTATCGCGACCAGTGGGAGACGGGAACGAGGGACGCGCTGGTACGGCTGGGTCTGATCGCCAACCAGTTCTTCCTCGTGACCCTGCACCGGGCGGAGAACGTGGACGCGGAAGGCCGACTGCGCCGGTTCATTGAGGCGTTCAACCAACTCCAATACACCTACCATTATCCTGTCGTCGTCAGCACCCATCCGCACCTCCAGCAGCGAATCGACGCGCTCAACCTGCGTGGGAAGGACCTTAGCCCCTCCGTGCGCTTCCTCCCCCCCTTTCCCTTCTTCGACTTCCTCCGGCTCCAGATCTCTGCCTTCTGCGTCCTGTCCGACTCCGGGACCGTGCAGGAGGAGTGCTGTCTGCTCGGGCGGCCCTCGGTGACCTTGCGCGACTCGACGGAACGACCGGAGTGCCTGGAAGCGGGTGCGGGAGTGCTGTCCGGAGCTGACCCCGCTGACATTCTCGCTGCGGTCCGGCTGGTCACCTCTCCTGACCGCCCTGCCTGGACCCCGCCTGCTGAGTACCTCCGCCTGAACGTGGCTGAGACCGTGGTCCGCATCCTCCTCAGCCACCGGGAAGGAGGCGTGGCATGAGAGTCCTCGTGGTCGGCGGCGCCGGGTACGTCGGAGGAGCGGTCACGGACCTTCTCCAGCAGCCCTTCTATCACCCTACCCCCCACTCCTTCCAGGTCTACGACTCCCTCCTCTACGAGGATCAGTTTCGCAAGCCCGTGCCCTTCTGCCGCGGCGACGTCCGCGACCACTCGCGCCTCCTGCCCCTCCTCCACCAGTCCGACGTGGTCCTCTGGCTGGCCGCCCTGGTCGGCGACGGGGCCTGTGCGCTCGACCCCCCGGCCGCCGTCGAGGTCAACCAGGAGTCGGTCCGGTGGCTGGCGGAGAACTTCCCCGGCCGGATCATCTTCCTCTCGACCTGCTCGGTCTACGGGCAGGGGGAGGGAGAACTGACCGAGTCCTCGCCGACCAATCCCCTGTCCGTGTATGCGACGACCAAGCTGGCCGCCGAGCAGACTCTAGCCGACCATCCCAACTGCCTGATCTTCCGCCTCGGCACTCTGTTCGGACTCTCCGACCACTTCTCGCGCGTGCGGTTCGACCTCGTGGTGAACACTCTCACTCTCCGTGCGCAACGAGAAGGCAGGCTGACCGTGTTCGGCGGCGACCAGTTCCGTCCGCTCCTCCACGTCCGCGACGCCGCCGAGGCTATCGTCTCCGCCATTCCCACTCGCCAGACTGGCATCTACAACCTGCGCTACCGCAACTACTCGATCTCGGAACTGGCTGATCTAGTGGCGGCTGAGTTCCCCGGTCTGGAGATCACCTCCACGCCCCAGCACTTCGAGGACCACCGGAACTACCGGGTCAGCTCCCTCGCCGCCGCACGGGACCTCCGCTTCTATCCGCGGCGGACCGTCAGCGAGGGCATCCGCGAGATCAAGCGCCTGCTGGACGAGGGCCGCCTTACCAACCCGGACCACGCGCGCCACGGGAACGAGCGGCACTTGGCCGCCCGGCGGATGGAGATGGAGGCGGCTAGATGACCACTGTGACCAGCCCGGTCCGCGATCTTGCTGCCCACTATCAATTCCTGCTGACCTGCCCGGACAGTTGGCGCGCGAACCTGGACCCTGCCCTCCCCGTGGTCGACACCCTCGCCCACCTCCCCCTCTTCCACTCCCTCCCCGGGCGCATCCTCGAAATCGGCTGCGACGTCGGGAACTCCACGACGGCCTTCCTCGCGGGGGCTAGCAGTCAGGTCACGTCGATCGACATCAACCCCCGGTGCGCCGAGAACTTCCCTGACTGCGCCAAGTGGAGGTTCATCCACGGCGATTCCCAGACCTACGAAACCTACAACAAAGTTTCCAACCAGACATACGACGTCCTCTACATCGACGGCGACCATTCTTACTCCTCGGCTTATCACGATATCGAGATCTATTCCCAACTCGTCAAGCATCGCGGACTGATCCTTGTCCACGATGTCCTCGCCCACGATAACTTCCCGGGGGTCTGGAAGGCCTTCCGGGACTTCCGCTATGGAGGACAGCCAGTGGATAAGTACATCCTCCCCGGGAGCTACGGACTGGGGGTCATCGAGTTATGACCACCTCGATCGTGATTTCCACCTTCAATAGAAATGTTCAACTGGCCCAGACTTTGACCTCTATCGCCCGCCAGCAAGTCCCCGACCTTGAAGTGATCGTGGTGGACGACGGCGACCTCCGGCACGGCCATCCCAGCGCCTCCCTCGTCTGCCAGACCTTCGGCGCTCGGTACCTCCCCTGCCGCCGTCCGGCTTCGAGCCAGTTCCGCAACCCGAGCCTTCCAAACAATATAGGCATACGAGCAGCCACCGGCGACGTGGTGATCCTCCAGAACGCCGAGTGCCGCCACGACTCCCCAGACGCGATCCAGCAGTTGGTCAGCCAAGTCACTGCTACCAACGCCGTCTTCGCGCATGTCACCGCCCTCAATCCAGATGGCTCCTTCGCGATGGACTACTGCTCCCCCTCCGCCCCTCGCCCGTACTTCTTCTGCGGGGCCATCCGGCGGGAGTGGCTGGTCCGGCTGCGGGGGTTTGATCAGGACTACTGGGGAGCCGGGTACGATGACGACGACCTCGCCCTCCGCCTCCACTGCGAGGGCGTGACCTTCACCTACTCGGACATCAAGGTAGCGCATCAGTGGCATTCCCCGGCTGGAGATTATTCCTCGGCTGAACAAATGAGGCAGTTGTTCGAGGAGAAATGTCAGGCCATGGTCAGCGGGAAGCTGGGGACCGTGCGCAACCCTCAGGGGTGGGGAGGGCAGCCATGACCGACTGCGGAGTCTGCATCACCAGCGACTACAGCAACTGCGAAGGCATGATCGACGAGGTTTCCATCGTCCTGAACGAGCAGGACCGCAAATGTTCCGAATGCCGAAAGGTCATCCCCGCTGGGGCCAAGATAGAAAGGGCCGACTGGTACGAGGACTGGGACGGCTGCGACGAGGACGACGAGCCGAAACTGAAGGAGCCCATCTGGACCTGCCTGATCTGCGCCGAGATTGCAGAGGCGTTCTATTGCGGAGGGGACGGGCGTGTCTACGGCGGGGAATTTTGGGAGGCAATGCAGGAGGCCGATGCCTATCGCGATCTCAATTCATCCTGCTTCGACCGGCTGAAGACCCCTGAAGCCAAAGCCGAACTCCGCCGCCGCTGGATGGAGTGGAAAGGGTTGGCCTCGTGACCCTCTCCCCCTCCAACCGCCTCGTCCAAGGCTTCTGGTCCGGCCCCCTGACCACCATGGAGCGGCTCAGTATGCAGTCGTTCGTCGCGGCGGGTCATGAATTTCACTTATACGTTTATGACGGCAACCTCCTCGGAGTCCCTCCCTCGGTCCACCTGCGCAACGCCGCCGAGATCATCCCCGTGAAGGAGGCTGCGACGTTCCGCTGCGTGCAACAACTCTCCGACCAGTTTCGCATTACCCTCCTGCTCAAGCGCGGCGGCTGGTATGTGGACCTTGACACGATCTGTCTCCAGCCCTTTGACTTCTCCTCGGACTATATCTTCTATCGCGATTACGACGAGTCCACGATTTCCTTCGCCGTCTCGAAGGCTCCAGTAGGCAGTCCACTTATGCAGCACTGTCACGACTATCTGAGCCAACTAACCGCCGAGGACCGCCAGCGACTCTCATGGCAAGAAATAGGAACCGAATTCGTAACTGGAGCCGTGGAGTTCTTCGGACTACAGAAGTTCGCCCAGCCCGGATACACCTTCGACCCTATTCAGTGGCAGCGGGCGCGGGAGGTAGTCAACCCAGAAGCTAAGTGGGACCTCTCTCGTTCGCACGCTGTCCACTTGTTCCATGCGGTATGGAACGGAGGACCCAAGGACCGCTTAGGCAGGGGATTTGATCTCGGGCAGGACTTAGACGCGCGCCTCGACACTGACGGCGAGTATCATCCAGATTGTTTGTACGAACAACTCAAGCGCAAATTTTTGACGAACGGAGCAACTGAATGGCAGCCTTCAAACTTGCAATCATCGTCCTGACCGCACACCACCCATCGCGCTGGCACTACCGCCAAATCCTCCGCATCCAGTGCCTCAAGTCGTGCGGCGTGCCTTACAAGTTCGTCTTCGGCGATCCCACCCACGAATCTCAGTGGGACACCACCGGCTTGGATAAGGATGAAATCCTGCACGCTCCCGGACCCGACCTGAAGGAGAACCTGGTTATAAAGAATCAGGCTGGGATGCGTTGGTGCTTAGATCAAGGAGCCACCCACGCACTCCGCATAATGGACGACACCTGGACCTACGTGGATCGCGTACTTAAAGCCGGTCTCTACCCCTTTGACCTCGCTGGCAACTTTCCGATGAAGTTCAAACTCGGCGGCATCTTTAACACTCCCCTCCTTCGAGTAACCTACCCGCACGGAGGATGCGGCATCTGGCTATCTCGCAAATCAATGGAGATGCTCGTGGCCGACACTTACAACCCCGACTATCTCAAATCTTGGCCTGCACGGATGGACGTGGGCTGCGGCCTGACTATCCAGACTCCCAAAACTCTCTGGGACGACATGTGGCTGGGGGAGGTCCTGCAAGGCAATCTCCCCTACGACCATCCCCTACGCGAACAGCCGTGGGGAGCCTACCAAGCAAACGGAATCCAAGTCTATGACGACGACAACTTATTCAACCAATCGGACCCCATGGTTCCTATCTGTCTGCACGATCCGGGAGTTCACAAGGTCAACGCCGGTCACATAAACGAACTCGAACGCCAGATCCGCCACCGCAACATCGCCCAGGCCATGGCGGCGGCGCGGGTCCCGGCGGATCAGATCGCGGAGATGGTCGGCGGCGGGGCGGCAGGCAAGGTGGAGGCAGGCGTAGAGTCGGAGGAGAAGCAGAAGGAGGAGGTCCCTAGTGGCGATTGAAACAATCCAGCGCGTAGAGGACTGGTTTGAGGAACGCCGCCAGTTTAGGAAGGCTGCTCTCTTGGCCCTCCGCAAGAGAGAAAATCTCCCCTCTCCCGTAGACGCCGACGGCAACCCCCTCGACACCCGCTTCGACGACCTCGGCAACGCACACTACTACAACGCCGCCGGGGAGATGGTCGATCATGTCCTCTGGGCCGGGGCGGGTAGGGACGGCAAGCCGGGAGCCTTCGCCACGGGCAAGCGCAAGGGGGAGGCGAGAGAGATCGCAGATGCCTCCTGGCACCGCCCCGACGCCGAGTTCGAGATTCTGGAGGTCTCGGAAGACGGTCGCAAGTTAGAGGACGAGCTACGCGACCTCTCCCGCGACGCCGCCGGGATGGAACTGGCCGAGAGGGTCCGTCACGAGGGAGATGCGAGCGAGCAGGCCCCCGGTCTGGAACTCTCCGGTACCACGGACGGGGAAGTGGACGAGAAGCTGCAGCAGTATCTGAAGCGAGGTCAGTAGTCATGTATCAGCAATGCTCCACCTGTTCGCGCCGCTACAACGACGAATACCATTCAACTGTCTGCCCCCATCGCGGGATCGGATTCTGCGCCGTGTGTGATTACGTAGTGTGCGTGTGCAGCCCAGAGACAGCAGGGGACTGGGAGCGGAGTTCGGGCAATCACTTGTCCGAGGACGCTGACTGGCAGGCGGAACGGCTGGTCAAGCTGGACTCGGACCGTCAGGCTCAGAAGCGTCCCTTCCGCAGACTGTCCGACCTCTCCGGCGCGGAGTTCGGTGAGGCGCTGGCGGACATGGTGAAGGTGGTAGAGAGGAACAGGCGCAATGTCTGACCCTCTGCCTCTGACCGGCGTCTATCAGTTCCCCCAAAACAAGTGCATCTGCGCCACGTGTGGATTCATGTGCTGGGTCGAGCAGAAAGCCTACCCTAGCACTACCTCTCCGGTGCGCGTCGTTGTTTCGCATCCTACTCACCCAACTTGTCCCTTCTCGCACCGAGCGTTTGAAGTCCCGATGACTAGATGCGAGGAGTTGCCTGTTGAATGGTTCTCGGAGCACATAGCATGACCCAAGAAATCGAATCCCTCACCCTCACCCTCACCCTCCGCTGGAAGCATCTCGACCGCCTGAAGAACTTCTCGATGACGGTATACATCGGAGCCTGTCCTATCTATTCCAGTCCCGACCCAGACGAGGCGCGCATGATCGCTAAGGTCTTGGCCGACTGGAAGGGACTGGCCGGAGAGGTGCCGGAACTGGATCACTGGACGCCTGAGCCGACCGAGCAGGAGAACACACATGTCTGAAATCGAATCCATCAAGCCGATCCTGACCGTAGTGGATGATGAGGGCGACTGGATTATCAACTCCACTGGCCCAGTCGGTAAGCAGGCCGCGCAGATCATCCTCCCGCTGGCTGCTGGCGCGAAGAAGGTGACCATCATCTGTGACTCTGAGATGAAGGTGATGCGGAGGAATCCGGCGGCGGAGAACCAAGCACTGCCGACGGGGAAGCCGAACGGTCAGGCAGCACCGACCCCTCCTCCTCCTCGCCGACCCTCCTCCCCCCTCGCCGACCAGCCCGCCGCCCCGGACGTGCAGGACCAGTTCGCAGCGGACCTCGCCGCCGGTCGCACCGGCGAGCAGGCCATGGGCGAGCAACCCTCTCCCACTCCCGGCCCCAACGACCCGGTCAAGGTCCCAGCCGTCCCACCCTCCCGACGCAAACCTGTGATCTTCCAGGACGCCGCCGCCCCGCCCTCCCCCGAACTGGCCGAGGCGGAGATGGCTCGTCTCCTCGCCGAAGCAGCCGAGGCCGAGCAGGCGGCAGCACAGGTGGCCGAGGACCAGCGCTACCAGAGGCAGCAGGCGGTGCAGGCCCAGGTTGAACCCCCCGCCGACCCCGCCGAACCTGAACCTGCCGCCGCCCAGCCCCGCCGCCGCCGCGAACCCCGTACCCTCGCCGTCGGCGGCCGGCCCTGCGGCCGCTGCGCCGGCGCCGGCCATATCGTCGGAGACTCCGGGTTCGCCGGGGCCTGCCCGGTCTGTGGGGGCGAGGGTCAGGTCAAGGCGTGGGACCGGTCGTTGAAGGTCAGGTAGGGAGAGGGGCGTTGGCGCTGGCACTTGAGTACCTGAAGGGGATGAAATGCTTTGGCTTGATTTCTTGATCTTTGGCAACGGCAGGGGAATGAAATCTCCCTACTCCGATGATGTGTTCTATTGGCTCAATAGACGCCTATACACATGGATTGGAGGCTTCGGAGCGCAACTGCGGAGTTTCGAGTGGTTCGCTCCAAAAGCAGGCACTCGGCGACGTCTGGCTGGTAAAGAGTTTGTTGTATTCAGCGTGAGCCGTCGCTGGCTGCGGGTCGATGTATCATGGGCGATTTGTCAGCATCAACCCATCACCATCGAAGAGTTGCGCGAGCTTGAAAGTAGTCTCGGAAACTAACCTAGTAATAGGAACCGTGATCGGGACTAGAGTGCTGCTATGATTGCAACCAACTAACCAGAGAGGAGGCACCAATGGACCCAATCCGAGACAAGTGGCTGGAATCCTCCCCGCTCGACACCCTTGGCGCGTCCTTCCTCCCTGCCAACTCGCTCGCCTTCATTCATGTCGTCACCCGGCCTATCGTCCTCGCTCCCGGCCAGTCCCTCGACGACTTGATCCTCGAACAGCAACTGGCTCAGGGGATCGACTGGGAGGCCACGGCAAGGCACTCGGCTGTCTTGACCAACTTGGCACCGCCGGAGTCGTCGGAGAAGGAGTCCCGCTGATGGAGTGGATCAAAGAGCGCGTGCTGGAATTCTCTGAGGAAGGTTCCACCAAGCGAATCCACTGCCGGTTCCGTTCCGATGGGCGCATGTTCTATCAGCAGCTTTCGGATTATCGACACACCCTCCCCTTTGAGAATCAACGAGACAGATTGGAGAGCCACTTCGCCCGGTTCATCGACGAGCCTCCAAGCACGGAGCAATACACCCTCGCCGACTTCGATCAGGACTTCGAGGAGCGGCTGGGATTGATGAAGGCCAAGGAAGTGTTTCCGGCGGAGGAGGCGGCTGCCTGATGGCGATCTTGCCCGACAGCGCGTTGCCTCTGTGCTCGAATCCTCAGCACCCAGCGGGTATGCCTCGCAAGATGATCTACCTCCAAACCAAGGACTACGCCCACGTGTTCGGCTGTCAGGCCTGCCGCGACGTCAACCATAAGCTATCGGTCCGCGTGATGACTGACTCGTTCTACCGCCGCGAGGTCCGCAAGCAACTGGCCGCCGAGGGTCGCCTCCTGACCGCCCCCCCTCCCCAGCGCCCGGTCCAGCTCTACGGTCAGACGGCTCAACAGTCGATCGGCTGGGACCCGGCCGCCCGTCGCAGCAAGGACGGCAAGTTTGAACTGGTCGAGTACAAGGAATTGGGCAACGGCGATGTCCGCATTCAGATGGCGATTAACGGCAAGCTCTGCCCCCAGATGGATGATCATATTGCCTCCCGAGAAGAGTTCCGGTCGGAGGAGGAATATTGGATTAGGGTGGCCAGAGGGAGCGAGTTGATGTTGCATCTCTATGGCGATCCCCGCGCCCCTCTGACCCCCGAAGAATCGAAGCAGCGCGAACAGGAGATGTACTGAGATGATCCGCTCGACCTACACCTACGCGATCCTCGAAGTCAGCCATGCTGCTTACTCCGAGATCAAAGCCAAACTGGAGCAGGCTGGCTACTCCGACCAGTTCCATGACGACCGCGATGGCGACGGGGTTGTTATCGACATGCACGGAATCGCCCTCAAGGATGAAGGAGAATCACATTGAGCAAATTGGCAGCAGTTCGCACCGGTCAACCAGCGCAGGGTATCGGAGCCGTTCCTGATGGCAACCCTCCTTCCTTCCCCCTCCCCCCTCCCGCCCTCGACGACGGTGACCCTCCCTCGATCAACCCTCGCTCCTACGCATCCGCCCCCCAAGCCGCGATGGCTGCCTCTTGGCTCTCGCTTAGGGCGACTGAACTGGAGGTCCGAAAATATTTCAAGTCCATCCCTGTGCCGAGCGGGCTGGAAATGTTGGCGAAAATGAGAAGGCAGTGCGACATGGCCGCCGAGACCCTCCAGCAGCGCATGGACGATGGCAATATAGAACGTTGTTCAGGTTGTGGAAAAACGCTCGAAGAAGCTCATAAGTCGGGATGGTTGATGATGGGTTCGGATGTAGACTCTGCTACTGGTGTTCCTATGCCCTATCGCTACTGCGGTCCCCAGTGTATTCGGGAACGGAACCGCGAGAAGATGCTCCCTCCCGAGTTACGTGACAAGAAACGTTTCGACGGCGAGGATATGGGAGACATTCGCTGATGGCAGACTCTATCAAGGAACCTGCTCGTGACTCCTCCCTTACCATAACCGACTGCATGATGCGCGCCATGTCGGACTTTGGTGAGAAGGACTATGTGCGCTGCGTGGTTATCGCCATGAATGACGATGGCTCCGAACGTTCGCTTTACTCCAACGCTCGCTCCGAACCGGAAATGTTCGGCATGATCGAGATGGCGCGAGAAGGGTTCACCGATAACATCATCGACGACGAGGAGGCCGACCAGTGAGCCTCAAGTACGAATCCATCCTCCGCGACTCCATCTCCAAGCTCTCCCTCGGCCCTCGTGACCTCGTCATCGTCACCTCCCCCGAGGCCATGTCCACCTTCGTCGAGATGACTCAGGCCGGAGTGGGGTTCTCGGAGTACGCTAATCCTGTCCTCTACGTGCCGGGAGGCCTCGAAAAAGCCACCCGCGAGGACCTCCTCGACGCGCTGCGCATCCTCGACGAGCAGGCGGCGACCAGCGGGGGGAAGGCTGAGGAGCAGGTCTCGCGGATCATCACCGACCTCCACGCCCCGATCAGGAAGGTGCAGTAATGGCCAACCAATCCCCGATTCACCGTCCGCTGGACGACGCCGATCCGCCAGCCAGTCTGCCCCCCGCCGCCCCACCTCCCCCTCCTGCCTCCCTCATCGCGCGCCGCGCCGCCCTCGACCAGCGCCCTCTCCACCATCGGCCCTTCTCGCTCGGCCCAGGCGGCGCCTCCTCCCTCTTCTCCCGCGCCGTCGAGCGCGCCCTGGTCGAGGAGATGGCGGGACAGCTCCGCGGCCAGGTGATCAGCGAGGGCACGGAGATCGGCAAGTGGGCCGCGGACATCATCGCGGCGTTCAAGGAGTAAGCGTGCTCTACTTCATCGATACCGAATTCAGCGAGAGGGGTCCCGAATACCCCCTCCTCCTGATTAGCCTCGCCTTAGTCGCCGAGGACGGGCGCGAGTTCTACGCCATCCATTCCGAGGTCTCTCCCGACGACTGCAACGACTGGGTACGTGCCAATGTCCTGCCCCATCTCGACCTGAACGACGGCTGGGACCGGCGCTGCGCATTGGACGAGATGGCTACGCAGGTCGAGTTATTCTGTGATCCGGAGAGATATGGCAAACCGAAATTCGTTGGCTACTACTCGGACTACGACTGGGTTGTGTTCGCGCAGATATTCGGGACCATGATGGACCTTCCCAAAGGCTTTCCGATGTACTGCTTAGACATCAAGCAGTGGTGCGACCAGCTCGGCAATCCCACTCTCCCCAAGCAGACCACCACCGAGCACAACGCCCTCCATGACGCGCGCTGGAACAAGCAGGCGTGGGAGTTCCTGTCCGCGCGAGAGAAGGGAGAACGCTGATGGATTCCGTCTCTCCCGTCCTCACCGACCTCGAAATCCCCTCCGAGCAGGTCGTCGCCCTCGGTCAGACCGCCCTCTACTACCCAATCATCGTCGCTCGCATCCGCTTCTCCGACGACTCCCCCTGCTCCCTGACCCGGTTCCGATTCAGCGACAAGGAACGCGACCTGCTCGCCGCCGGGGCTGACTTGATCCTCGGCCAGCCCCACCACGGCATGATGATGCCGGTCTCGCTGCAACTGGCGATGCCTGGAGAATATCCGTTGCCCGAGCCTGAGCCTGCGAAATGACTGGAATGGAAATGGTCTGGGAGGGTTATACTAGGGGGGTCAGGGAGTTAGCGCTCCCGGCAAGCCTAATCGTTCTCGGAGGAACGACCATGACCCCACTATCAAGGTACTACAAGGACTACACAGGCAAAAGGTTCGGCCTGTGGACCGTGCTTTCTTTTCACGAGCGCACCAAACATACTACGGTGTGGCTGTGCAGGTGCGATTGCGGAACCGTGAAGCCGGTAAGCCGCAAATACCTGCAAGAAGGAATAAGCGAGTCGTGCGGCTGTTCATATATCCGCAAGGGTTGGATCAAGGGTCTACTAGGCTACATTCCTCTGACCAAAGGACAGGTAGCGTATGTCAGCGCATATCGAGTAGAAGACCTGCAACGGTGGAATTGACACGCCGTGAAGAAAGCTTCTGGGTGGTATGCCTGTCGGCACGGTATCCCCGGCCAAGACACCGAGAGGCGTATATACATGGCTCGCTATATCCTTGGAATGGACCCTTCAGATAAGCGGCACGCCGATCACAAAAATCGCCGGACGCTCGACAATCGGGATCGCAATCTTCGCCCTGCTACTCGTCGTCAGAGTGTAGTAAACAGAGGGGTGCGCAAGGACAGCGCAACTGGAGTCAAGGGTGTCCGCCGCTGCAAGGCGAATGGTGTTTATGTGGGAAGATATCAGGCGCGAATAATATATAAGTATAAGGAAATCTACTTAGGGACTTACGATACTCTGGAAGAGGCAAGCCGGGTGTATATGGAGGCTGCTCGAAGGTTGTTTGGAAAGTTCGCCACGACTGGTCGAAAGAAGAGGAAATAACTACGCCCCTTAATCTCCATCACGTTGAACGCTTCTTTTCCCGGCTCAACATCCGCGACCGCGACGACGGAACTCTTCACCCATTCATTCTTCGTGAGCAGCAGCAACAGGTCTTAGAACAATTCAAGGGTCATCTTGCTCGCCGCCGCCGTCTCTTTGGCGTGTTCCTCAAAGCTAGGCGCATTGGACTATCTACTCTCGCTACCGGTCTGGGTCAAGCGCACTGCATTGCCCATCCCGGATCACTCGCTCGCTGTATCGCGCAGAACGCTGAGGTGGCGGCGGCTAACTTTGCGATGGCCTGTAGCTTTCGTGAAGATTGTAAAGACCTCTATTCAGGCGCTCCGAAACCAACTAAGAAGACACTAATATGGCCGCATAGTGATGGCCCCGATTCTCAATTTACTCACCATACCGCTGCTACCGTGCATGGTCAGCGCGGACTTACTTCCTCGTTCCTCCACCTCACGGAAGCAGGGTTCTATCCCTATTCGGGCGCCTTCACGTCATTACTTAATACACTTTCAAAAGACCCCAACAACGCGGTCATCATTGAAACGACCGCGAATGGTATGGAAGGACCGGGTGAGGCTTATTATCAGTGTTGGGAGGCAGCCGTAGCCGGGGACAATGAGTTTCTTCCCATCTTCTTACCATGGTGGGATGACCCCGCTTATAACCTCCCCGAAGAGTTCGCCCTTGATGCTCCCCGCGACGAGTACGAGAAGTATTTGATGAATGATGTTAAGCATTGGAAAACCGGCAAGAAGGTGGAGATAACTAAGAGCCAGATAGCTTGGTTCAGGGAGACTCTCTCTGCCAAGTGTGAGGGGATCATTGAGAAATGGAGGCAAGAGTACCCGGCCACTCCAGAAGAGGCTTTTGTAGCGACGGGTAACCCCGCTTTCACCATAGAAGAAATGCAATTCGCCGAGAACTCGATCGTTAAAATCCCCTGGCAAGGCCGTTGCGTCCTGACCCTCGACCAAAAACACGGCGAACTCCAAAAGGGAACCGACGGGCCGCTGGTCCTCTACGAGACTCCCCAGAAGGGCGCTCACTATTTCGCGGGGGTGGACTCAGCCCGCGGAGAAGAATCCACCATGGCCCCCGGAGACTACGCGGCTATGGTCTGCTTCAATGCCGAAACGGGTGACTTGGCGGCAAGATATATGTCTCGTGTGTCCCCTGAGGAACTGGCCTCCGTCGCTGCCGCACTCGGTTACTACTTCAACGGGGCGATGCTGAACGTCGAACTCAACAACATCGGCTACGTGACCATGAAACAACTGCGCGACGTTTACTACTACCCCAACCAGTATCTCTGGAAGGGTCGCGATGACCGGGCCGACAAGTCCAAACAGGGGATGGCCTACGGATTCGAGACCAGCGACCGTTACCGCCGCATGATGTTCTCGCTATTCCGCACGGCCATCCACAGCAAGCGGGTCGTCCCCAAGGATCGCGTGCTGGTCTCACAAATGAAGAAAGCCAAGCTGGAAATGAACTGGCGCTGGAACGTTGCCGTCGGACATGACGACGTGCTGATGGCGGCGCTACTTTCGTGGATCGCTGTCGAGCAATACCACAGTGCTCCCTGTCAGCATCGCTCTCCCAAGAACGTGCTGATGACCAAGGATGAGTTAGAGAATGCTGGATTCTCTCCTACTCGCGGCCAGATGCCAGAGTGGACCAAGGACCCAACTGTCACCGGCATGGGAGCGCTCCTGACCACCGGCAATGACCATCTCAAGAAGCTCGAACTCTACAACAAGGCCAAGCAGAAGGTCAATCGGTTGCAATGGATCTAGGGAGGAGGAGGAGTCAGTATGTTGAAGAGTGCAGCACGTTCTCATCCAAAGGGTCCTGCTCCGACCCATACCGACGCCGAGTACCTCGCCTTCGATCCCGGTGCAGGCGACGACTTCCCCGCCGAGGTCGAATGTCGCAAGACCGCTCTGGTGGTAACTCGGAAGGAACATACTTGCTTCGGCTGGAAGGGGGACATGCAGCATAAAATCCCGCCCGGCACCCGAGTCTATCGCGAGTCTGGAAAGTGCGAAGGCCACTTCGGCACGGTCTATATGTGCCTGCCTTGCGTGGATATTTCACTGGAACCGGAGTGGTGGTAGGAGGTGAGCGAGGTGATTCAAGATGATCGAGCAGGATTACAACAAGCTAACTCTAACCTTTCCTTCCAAGGAGGCGGCGACTCAGGCCAAGCAGTGGATAGAGGTAGCCGTCCTGCCGTGGCTGGCGATGGTAAGCCAGCCCGCATCCGTAACCTTCGGGCCACCTTCCGAGCCGTCCCCCGCGATGGAGCCAGCGCAGGCGACGGAACCAATTCGCTCCCACCACGTAGTCCTGACCGACGAGCGGCTGGACCAGCTCTACCAGCAGCGCCAGTCGGGCCAGACCTCCCGCCAGCGCCTCCTGCGCGCCCAGGCCACCCTGCGCGACGGGGTTCTCCCGTTCAGCCGACCGGGAGCGGAACCACCACCGCCGTCGGGTCAGGAGTCGCCCAGGATGCGGGCGGAGCGGGAGGGAGGGTTCGCGGACGGCGAGGCTCCTCAACCAAGCGCAAGAAAGGGAAGCCGACTACGGCCAGCACCACCAGCGCCGACCCCAAGCTCCCCCCGGCCATAGCCAAGCTGGTACCGAAGGATACACAGACCCCTCCTACCACTCCCCGGTTGGTCCCGACTGAGGCGGAGAGGTCCGACGCTCGCCGCCTCTTCCGCGAGATCGGCCAGCGCTTCAACGAGAACCGGAAGAGGAGTAAGACCGCCGCCTATGCCGCCTTCCGCCACGACCTGATGGACAACCTCGATACCTTGATCATGGGAGGTGCGCTGGACCTGAAAGAGGCCACCGCGATCGTGACTAACTTAGAGAGCTACACCCGCGAAACCGAAGCCGAATCGACCGAGACCCCAGCCACCATCCTCGGGCGCTGGTTGCGGATGGCGCCGGGGGAGGTGGGGGAACTGGAGCGGGGCGGGGCGGAGGGGGAGGTGTCAGGACTGATGGATGCAAACGAACAGCCGGAGGACGCGCCAGAGGATGAAGGGGAAAACGAGGAGCCTGTCGACGCCGACCAGCCTGCGTAGTCCCTCGCCACTGTTATGCCTCCCCGACGCCCTCCCCCTCCCACCTCCACTATCCTTCCAGCAGAACCCGTCCGCGTCCACAGGGAGGCACCCTCTTGTCCGACACCCCCCGCGCGAAATACCAGTCCGGCGCCCCCTCCGAGTTCTCCTTCTCTCTGCCTCAGAACTCGCGTAAGGAGTACAACTCCCCGGCGGCCCGGCCCTCTGGTCGGTCCGGCGGTGGTCCCGCCGTCTCCACCCCCCATCGTGTGTCCGCCTCCCGCCGCCATCGCAAGGGAGCGCGCGCATGATGGACGACCCTGAAGTAACGATCGAACCCGCCGACAACGGCTACATCGTCCGGCACTACGAGCGATCCACCAAGAAGGACGAAGGGGGCCGGACGATCCGGCGCGTGGCCTCCTCCGCCGACGAAGCCTTAGAGCATGCAGGCAAGGTGCTCGGAGGCGCTGGCAGGATGGGCAAGAAGAGGACCTCTCGCGGCGGTGGTGGTGGCGATGGCGAGTCCGAACCAGCCTCTCCCTCTACCCTTGCCGGGCACTCCCTCCACTCCTCCTCCTCGCGCGCCCGTTCCGCCCGCCGCCGCCGTCCCCGGATCGGAGGCCGCCGGTGAAACAGTCCGAGTCTCGCGGCTGCGGCATGATGGAAAAAGACGAGTCTGCGTCCTACGAGGCGAAGTCGCACCCGGTCTCGTTCCTTCGTAAAGCGGTCAGGTTGGCTGAGAAGAAATCCTCGAAGCGATCAGCTAGGAAACGAGGGTGACAGATGCCGGTCGAGCATTTCAAATCCAAAGTTGCCGAGATGCGCAACCTTGCCTACCGTCACATCCACTCGATCCCCTACACCGCCACTTCCGCCGTCGTCGCCGGCCATTCCCACAAGGTCAAGCACTCCGGTAATCCCCGCCGCAAGCGGATCAACGCTCGCCAGCGCGCTCGCAAAAGGAGTTAGTGCTACGATGGGAGGAAATCGGATGGGCAGGGTCATCGTCTAGGGGAGCAAGCCAATCGCCAACGTCTTCATGATCGCCAACCCCTCGCGCAAGAGCGCGAAGCAGGAGCACATCGATCCGAGGGCGAGGCATCTAGAGGACTGGATACAAGCGTCTGACTCCGCGCGCAACAAGGCATTGGGAGAGGGCTTCGCTAAGGCTGCGGAAGATTTGTATAACCTCAGCGACGCCATGACGCCGGGGCCTGTCTACAGGCCTTCCTTAAGCATCCCCATGCTGCAAAGAATAATGCTGGAGGAGTCCAACCAAGTCAGCAGCCTGAGTCCGCGTATGTACGTCTTCCCGTCGGCGGGCTCCTCCGATCCTTCCTACAGCGGTGCCCAGCAAGCCGACCCTTCTCTCCCCTCTACTACTTCGCGTGACTTAGCGCGTGAAGTGTCCCTCCAGGCGCAGTGGCAGATCAGCAAGATGAACTTGCACCTGCTGATGGCCGGACTAACTGCCCGGTATTGTGGAGCTGGCTGGATAGTCTCGGGGTTTGATCCTGACTTGAGTCGCGCTCGCGGGGGCATGTGGGCTCGATCTATTGATCCCCGGCTGGTGTTTTTTGATCCTGGGACCGACTACACCTGGAACCCCTCCTACGCTGGCTGGCGGACTTGGATGAACCTCGAAGACGTCCGGCTGAAATGGCCCGAGACCTCCCGCGCCGTCCAGCCCAAGCACACCTCGGGCGGGTTCCAGCCTTTCTCGGGGGACTCAGGTTATGGTATCTCGCAGCCGCCCGGCCCGATGTCGTCGATGCCCTCGGCCTCGGGCCAGAACGCCAAGACTCAGGTAAGCGAATCGCGAGTCTTAGTAACCCACTGCTTCTGTCGCGACTACACCCGCGTTCAGGTCGAGAAGCCGGATGTGCCGCAGACCTCGCTCATTGATCCAGAGGTCCGGCTGAAGTATCCCAATGGCAGGTGGATCGTGGAGGCAGAAGGCGTTATCCTCCAGGACGGCGACAATCCCTACCCACCGCGGCGCGATCTCATGGCCCCGACCTTTCCGCTGTTCCCGAACTGGGTCCTCCCTCCCCTCTTCGGACCCTGGGGCATCCCCGTCACCCGCATGACCGAAAACCTCCAGCGCCTGGCCCAGCGCTTCTACACCCAGATCTTCGAGAACGGCCTCCGGATGAACAACGGGGTATGGTTCATCGATGAGAACACCGGGATCGACATCGACGGGTTCGGCGGGCTGCCTGGCGAAGTCTGCACGATCAAGCCGGGGTCGCGCATTCCCTCGACCGTCACCCCTAACGCGATGGGAGCCGGAGCGCTGCAGGGGGCCGAGAAACTCCTTGCCCTCCAGAACGACTGCCTCGGGTTCTCAGCCAGCCGCCAGGGCGAGCCGGGCGCGGGGAACGTCTCGACCGACCTTTTCGACAGCGCTGTCCTCCAGTCCTCCGGTCTCCTCCAACTGGCCGGCCGGTTCCTCGCCGAGACAGCCGAGTCGATCGGCAGTTTCATGTTCGACACCATGTGCAAGTACCAGCAGAAATCCACTCTAGCCTACAAGGGACCGGAAGGAATTTCCCTAGCCAGTTGGAACGGTCAGGTTGATCCGATGACTTATGACCTTGCACTGGACGATGCCAGCGTGCGCCCGCTGAGTGAGGCAGTTATCAGAAAAATCACGCCTGACCTGATGAAATCTGGAGTTGTAAGTCCCGAGCGCGGACTCCGCACCCTCGGCTATCCCGATCCCGAAGGTGTTTCTCGCGAGCAGGAAACTTCGCAGGCCCTAGCTGCACTAGCCAAAGTCAGATCAGGCAGGAAATGAGGAAGACAGCCATGCAGACTCCCGTCGCCGACCAACCCGCCCCCTCGCGACCCCGACCACACCCACACGTTCCTGTTCGGGAGGAGACAGAGATGGAGTCGGCCTCCGCCTTGGCTTCCCCCGCCCGCTCTGTCCCTCCTCATTCGTGGAAGGGACATTGGCTATCCGCGCGAGAATTTGCCGGAGTAATGAACCGTAAGGAACAAACTATCTACAAATGGGCGCGGATTGGAACCTTGGCGGAATTCCAAATTTCTGTATGTAAGTTTCAAGGACGTAAGCCGCACACGGCTAGGTTATGGATTCTTAATCCATTCTAGCCGTGCTTGGCATCCCTACTCAACCGATCCTGAACCCAACCGATCCTGACCCGACCGGACCCAACCTGACAACTACCACTCCATGCCTCCAGCGAACCTTGTCAGACCAGAGACTGCCATAGCGGACCCGTTGGACCCCACACAACCACTCCATGCCTATGCAAGCCTGACCGGCCTTTCGGCCCGTTCCACGCCTTGTCGATCCTTGACTTGCCGTATCCAGTCTCGCACCAACTCTCCGCGTTTGTCCTTGTACAACCACGCCAAGGCGGATTATTTTAACTCGACCACGTTGAACGATGTAACTTGGAAGCGTCCAAAACTAGGACGAAAATCACCTACTCCGACGATCCTTCCTGCGTAAGCAAGTGTCTCATGCAGCATTCGATGGTCGATGTACTCCGGCAGAAGAACTTGCAAACTTACTTTGCATTTCCAACCTGCAAGCATGGCCGGACGAACGCGCGTGATTCCATTGCGTTGAATAACTACACGCCGCTGGTCGAGGTAGTCAGGTTCCTTGACTCCGAGGGAGCAGAGTTCTCCGATGGTGCAAATTCCAGCTTTGAACAAGTCCATCGCTGACTTCCTTGGTGAGCGCGGGTCCTGTCGGAACTTTGACGCACCAATAATACTCATGCGGAAGTATTCAGATGGAATCGCAAGAAGTCCCTTCACGTCGCGGTACAGATAGCTCTCGATGTTATCCGACTTCTTCGCCGCCGACCCCTTTTTGCTTGCCGCCTTCTCGGCAACGGCCTCACAACTCCAGCGATGGAAGAGGATCGACGCCGTGCCTTCAATCTCAGCCTCGATCATGTAAGGGGACGATAGCTCGATGTCGTCCTTTGCATCGTTCGTGGTGTTACTCAGTGCTGTTGCCTTGGTTGCCATTTCTTTCTCTTGCTCCATTCCTTGATTCGTAGTGCCTTGCCCAAACTAGCCACGTCTTGTCAAAACATGCCAATCCGTACCCGGACCCGCCGAGCCATTAGAGTTTGTACTTCCGTGCGAGTTCTCGAAGCGCCAGTTCAATGACCGCCGAACGCTTGAGTCCAAGCACCCTTGAGAGTTGGATCAGGAGGTTCAATCCAACTTGCCCTAGTCGGATACTTGTAGGAGAACTCATACTGGAAATGTAGTGAATATGCGCTACAAAGTCAAGAGTTTTTTATACAGTGTTATCCCACCCCTGCGCCCTTCTCCCTCCCCTCGCCGTACCATTGTCCTCAATCACCCCCGCCCTTCCAGCACCTCCGGTCGTGCGCGTGTGAAAGGAGAATCATCATGTACGAATTCAAGGATCGTCGCAAGAAGCGGCACGAAGGCAAACGCCGGTAGTCCGGCCTTGCCCTTCCCACCCGCCCTCTTCGTCGCCCAACCAACTTCCCCGGAAGGAGCCTGATCCCAGATGGCCGGACATCCCTCGAAATCATCCGCCCGCGTCGTCAAGGACTACCTCCAGCCCAAGAAGTTCCTGCGCGACATGCGTGCCAAGGCCGCCAAGTATTCGCACTCGCGGACTCGGAAGCGGACCTAGCTCATCCCGGAGACGGTAGCGTTGCCCTTCGCACCCCGTCTTCTTAGCCAGCCCCGGCGACCAGTCCGACTAACTCTCTGACTGACTCGACCTCGGGCAACCCGGAGCGAAGGAGGTACGCCATGGCGGCTCGTGGTGGTAGGCGATCCAAGCGTCGGCGCACCGCCGCTCGCAAGTAGGGCCAGACCGGATAACCAGTCTGGGCCATTCGGCGGCGAGGTGGGAACTGGTGGGGGACTAGACCTCATCCCTTCCGCCGAAAGTGTTCGATGCGCAAGACAGGAGTGCGGGCGGGACAGGCTGGAGCAATCCGATCTGACCCGCCGGACTCCCAACCCAACCCGGAGGGAGACTCCTATGCACGGAATGAGAATGAAGCCGCAGCCTGGCGGCACCGGCACCAAGGCCACCAGCACCAAGCACACTATGCAGGAGCACCATCGTAACGAGGTGCCCAAGATGAAGGGCCGCGTGGACCGGCGCGTAGGCCGGAGCCGGATCGGCCGCAGGTAGGCGGCAGGCAGCGAGCAGCAACCGAGTAGCAACCGAGTAGCAGGCAGCAACCAGCGGAACCAGCGGAACCAGCGGAACCAAGGAGGAACAGCAGATGGCTAGGGAAAAAGAAGGCCTAGGGGTAAATTTCGACACCGAGATTTTGAAGAGTCCATTGACAGTGGGTAGAACAGGCAACGAGCCCGGCCCCGACGTCAACAACACCCCGGTCGCCCGGCCCAAGGACCCCCTCGGCCTGATCCCTGAAGGCGGGGACAAGCCGTACTGGTCGGACAACAAGTACAAGCCGTAAGCGCGGACCACTGACCCCCTCCGATGGCCACCCCTCCCAATCCCGCTCTCGCCCAGATGATGGCCCGGCAGCTGATCCAGAAGATTGCTGGCGCTGGGGGCGGTCCTCCTGCGGGCGGTCCCCCGGCCGGCCCCGGTGGCCCTCTGCCTCCTCCGCCAGGGATGATGGGCGCGGGCGGTCCCGGTGCGGGTCCCGGAGCAGGCGGTCCAGGTGGACCCGGTGGTGGTCCTCCCGGTCCCGGCTCCCCTCCGACCACTCCCGCCGGCCTCCAGTTGTCGCAGCAACTGGCCGAACTCCAGGGCGCCGACCCCGACGCCATGGTCAAGTCCCTCACCTCGATCAAGTCCGTTGCCGTCTCCCTCTACACCCGCGCCGCCTTCACCCTCCCCGGCGTCACGCGCAACCTCGCTCAGGTGGTCAAGTACCTCGACAACTCGATCCAGGAAGCGGAGAAGGCAGCCGCTGCTACCGCTGCCGCCGGACCAATCGCCAACAACGCGGCCATCCCCAATCCCAGCGGTCAGAACGGGTCGGCACCCGTGGCAGGGATGATGATCCAGCCCCAGTAGCAGCAGGAAGGAACCAGCGATGCACTACAAAAACGGACGCGAGGCGAAGAACGGCGACAAGGTCGTCCTGTTCCCCTCCTATGGCCTACCAATCGTAGGTATCCTCTACGATGCGGTGGCAGGCAACGACTATTGCAACGGCCATATCGCCGTGACCTACCAGAACGATCCCTGCCCGAACCTCAAAGAGTGCCTTCACCTCGACGACGTGCTTGGCATCATTCCGCCGGATGTCCCGGACAGGTCCGCCGCGCCAACCAGCGCTGTACCGGTCGCAAGCTAACTCGAAAGAAGGAGTCCCCCGATGGCCTTGAAAGACATCCTCTCGAACGCCAAGTACGCCGACGACATGATCCTCAATCTCCCCGACGGCTCCACCGTTCAAGTCGGCGAGATACGCGCCCTGCCCGCCGCCGAGCGCGCGGCCCTGACCTCCCAGATCGAGCAGCGCCAGTCCACTCTGGGTCAGGCGGAACTGGCTTTCGCGGCCAAGTTTCAGGAAGCGGTCCGGGCAGGCTGGCTGGCGCAGGACGGCAGGATCGTTCCCCCTCAGTCGACCACCACGACCACCACCCCCGCCATAACCACCACTTCCACCACGGCCGACCTCCGCCGTGCCGCCGCCGCCGAGTACAACCTCGACGAGAACGACCCTCTCCTCGGCCCGGTCGTCAAAGCGATGAAGCAGGAATTGGCCGAGCGGGACAAGACGCTGACCGAGTTGAAGACCAAGCTCGACGCCCTCCCCTCCCAGTTCGACTCCCTCAAGACCACCCTGACCGACTCCCTGAGCAAGGTCACCGGCGTCGTCAACACCTCGGTCGGCCGCTACCTGAACGACACCTACCAGCAGCAATTCGCCGCCGCCACCAAGGACCTCCCCGCCGCCGTCAAGGTCGACTACGAGACCGCCTTCAAATACGCCTCGGAGAGGAACCTCAAGGACAAGGACGGGTTCCTCCAGATCGACGCGGCGGTGGACCGGCTGACCTGGGACCAGCGGAAGAAGGCGGAACTGGACAAGGAACGCGCCGACCTGATCGCCAAGACCACCCGCGAGCTGGAGGAGAAGAACAAGCTGGCTTCGCTGACCCCGCCCCAGTCGCTCTCCCTCCTCCACCAGTCGGCCAAGCCCAAGGACGGCGATTTCGTCCCCTACAACGAGCGCACCGACTCCAAGGGGAACAAGGTCCGCGCAGTCAAGTCGTTCGAGGAAGCAATGTCCGAGGCGATGTCGGACGAGGACGTGCTGAAGTCGGCTATGGCGACGGCCTCGGGAGTGATTCAGTAGTCCGGTAGTTCGAGCAGCACCGCCAGTTTTCCCTTGAGGCCGTGACCCTTTCCGACCTCCTGACCTCCACCCACCAACCCGTCGGCGACCTCCCCCCGTTCGCTCGACCCAGGAGTGATTGAAATGGCCAACAGCGTCGTAGGTCTCGGCCTGGCATCGCCGCCGGTTCAACTCTCGAATACAGTAAACGCCATCTCGCAGAAGTTTATCGTCCCGGTCCTCGGGGATAACGTCTTCAAGCCTTCCCCCGTGTTCTGGGCTCTCACCCGCGAGGGGAAGCGATTCGGGGCCGGGGAACTCATCTTCCCTGAGATCTACCAGGAAGAACTCCCAGGCGGCGCCTACTACGGCGACCAGCTCCTGGACACCTCGGTCGTCGATTCGGTCCAGCCGGCCAACCAACAGTGGAAGCCCTACCGCCAGCCGGTGGTGATCCCCATCACCGACATCATCCTCAACCGCGGCGGCTCGAACAACCTGGACATCATCCGCGCCAAGTTCCAGACCGCCTCTGGGTCCTTCCTCCAGAAGCTCTCCCGCGCCCTCTGGCACACCTCCCCCCAGAATACCTCTCTCGATATCGACGATCTGAACGCCTGGGTGGTGACCACCACCAACACGATCGCCGGGATCTCGCGCGCTTCCTCGGCCAATGCCTGGTGGCTCGCTGCAACCGCTGTCTCGGGAGGTTCCGCGGCCCTCACCTCCGCCGTCGCCGAACCCGGCTACCAGTCCGTCACCTGGGGCTACGACGAGCCCGACCTGTTCGTGATGCCCCGCGCCTCCTACGCCGCGTTCAAGGGGAACTTCGTCACCAATATCCGGTTCGGGCAGGGGATGCAGGACGACGAGGCCCTGCAGGTCGGCTTCCGCAACCACTTCCTGTTCAACAATGCGGTCACGGTCGCCGACTACTTCGCCACCGCCAACCAGGCCCTCCTGCTGAACTCCAAGTACATCTTCCCGGTGTTCCACGAGGCCGACTACTTCAATGTCGATCCGTTCCTGAAGCCGAGCAACCAGCGCGTTCTGGTCTCGTGCATGTATTTGACATGGAACCTCTCCTGTATCTCGCCCCGCATGAACGTGGCCTTCACGTCGATCACGTAGCCCCGAGCCGGGACGAGGGGGCAGACTGGGCCTACCCAGATTCAACCCCCTCCTCCCTCCCCTACTGAAGGAGATACTCACCATGGCACTCCCGTTCAACAACCCAGTCTCCCAGTGCATGCCGGGGTTCGGCTCGCCCTCGTACTACGGATCGGCCACCTCGGGCACCTCGAACACCTCCGCCGTTACGATCATCATCGGGAACACGGCCACCACGCCCTCGACGGGCGGCACCGGCTTCAACCTCTCGGGCGGCCCCAACCCGACCTCAGGCAAGTGGCACATCCGCATGGTGAACGCGACCTCGACCTCGGTGATGTCCCTCGCTGTCCAGGTCACTGACGGCAACACCCTCGTGACCGTTGCGACCATTCCCGTCGCGGCGGCCGGAGGGTTCGTCGACTACACCGGCGAGTTCAAGACCGACGTGAGTATCACGCAGGTCTGGTTCAACGTCGGGCTGTCGACCGGGACGAGCACGCTGGTGCCGATCGACGCTGAGGTTTCGCTCGTGTAGGACGGGCTGGTCCGAGCCGTCTAACTAATCGTGCTGCGCCTACTGCCTATAATCGGCCAGCGTCCTGCCTGACCGGGAGACGCTGGCCATTTTTCGTAGGAGGAAGGAGAGTCTACTTTGGCACAATGGTCCTTGGTAGGAGATGCGCTACTGGCCCTCCGCGAGATGGCCGCCGATCCCCCCTCTGCCCTCCCCGCCCCCCTTCTCACCTCCGTCACCCCCTCCCCCACCGGCTCGACCCTGCTCTGGTTCACGGTCACCCAACTGACCCCCTGGGGCGAATCCGCCGCCAGCCTTGAGCAGGCCGTCACCACCGGCGCTCTCAACTCCACTTTCACCCTCGCCGGGACCTGCTCGTTCGCCGCCACCTCGCTCCGGGTCTACTTCACTCTCGCTGCCTCCGCCGGGGAGGACCGCTACTCCGAATACCCGATCCCCTCCGGTGGCATCGGCGCCTTCTCCATCACCTTCACCCTCTCGGGCACCGGCGCGCTCGGCACGGCGGCGCAGGGGGCGATCACGCCGGGGTTCGCGCCCACGAGGTCGTCGGCGTGGCTGCCGGACACGGATGGGACAGCGTTGTCGGCGGCGGCTCTCTTCCGGTGGATCAACGAAGGCCTTGACGCCACTACCGCCTTGGCTGAAGGTATCCGCGACGTGACTGGAATGCCCTCCACCTCCGGTCAAGCTCAGTACCAAGTCATATCTAACTGGCGCAAACTAACCTCAGGCTTCTACGACGGCTATCCAATAACTATGGGCAGTAAGTCGGACGTGTTCCGCAGGTCCAACGTCGTGGGAATATCCGGCGTTACGGTCCTTAATCAAGACTCGGTGGTTCAGCAAGTAGAGCTATACCCGCAGTCCTCGCGGACCTCTGGCGCTGGCACACTTACCGGATCATTATCAGCGACTGCTACCTCTATCCCCTACACGCCGGGAGCAACGGGATGGGTTCTGGGATTCGGACTGGCTCTGCTTGGTCCTTACCCCGCTGACCCCTCCGCCAACGAGCTAATCTATTACTCAGGGAACGTATCTAACACTCTCGCTCCGTGCACCCGAGGCATGGGAGGGACAATCGCGCAGGCATGGCCCACCGGGACACTAGTCTCTGAATGTAACATCTACTTCTCGGGCATCCGCTATCCTATCCACTATTCGCGCGGACAATCTGCTAATCAACTGAACCTTCCCCCCTCGTGGATCGACGCGCTGAAGGATTACCTATCTGCGCGATTCAAACAGGCCGAGCAGGATGTTGAAGGAGCGAGTGCGATCTACAAGATATTTGAGCAGAAATGTATGTCGATTAAGGGCAACCGCGAAGTTATGTCACCGAGGAGGATTCAGGTTGGCGGAAGTCAGGGACCGGAGACAATTTCCGGAGCAGGTGGGTACTTCGGGGGTGTGATCCTTCCATGAGTGCGAAGATAGTGTCGCAAAGAAAGTGGGCCAAGTTAGTCGCATCGACTAACTCCCTCTCCCAACCTCCCGGCGCAGTTACTCGGCTGAGTAACCTATTGTTCACTCAGCGTGGTGGACTCCAAATCTGTTCCGGCTCCTTCCCCATCGGCTTCCTCCCCGCCTCCTACCCGCTCCCTCTCTCCGTCGCCGTCTTCTCGAACAACCTCACCCGTCAATACCCTTACTATTCCGCCCTCTCGCAGCGATCCTCTCCCCTGTTCGCCAACGTCACTGGGTTCACCGCCGCCCCCTCCGGCGCGACCACCAACCCGGCCGGGACCTACCTCTTTGCCATTGTCGCGATTGGCTCCTCCGCTGGCACCGACCACACCGGCATCACCACCCTCGGACCCTTCGCCGAGTTCACCACCGCCTCCACTTTCGCCTCCGTCATATTCAACTGGACCGCCGTCGTCGGGGCCTATGGCTACCAGATCTGGATGATCAACGCCAATCCTCTCTTCGGGACCAACCTTCTTGGCTCGCTCATCGCTACTGTCACCCCCGGCACGACCGCCACCTACACCTTCACTGGCACCCTGCCGCTCCCCGCCGCCCTGACCACCCCTGCGCCCTTCGCCAACACGACCCAGTACCTCAACCTTTTTGTCCTCTATCAGGTCCCGAACCATCCGATCACCGACCTGCTGACCGTGGGGGTTACTGGCGGCTCCTACCCCGCGCTCCCGCCCCAGGCCGCCTCGCTCCTGCCCGGCGACCCGGCCTTCGTCCCACTGACCCCCGCGCCAGGATTCTCCCCCTACGGCGGACTGGCCGGGGTGGCCTGCCCGATCCCCCAGCAGTTGACCTTCGCCGGGTTGGAAATCCTGATCCTCGGCAATGGCCTCCCCCCGCAGTCCTACGATCCCTCCCTCCTCGGAGCCACCCCCCCGGCCGCCCTCACGAACACCTTCACCGCCGCCTATCCGACCTGGCAGCCCTCGGTCTCGTGGCTCACTGGCTCGCAGGTCACCGACGGGGCAGGGAACTACTACACGGCCACCCAGGGAGGAGTCAGCCAGACCCCCGGGCCTCCGACCTGGGCCACTGCCAAGGGCGCCGAGACAGCGGACGGGTCGGTCATCTGGACCTCGCAAGGCCCTATCATCACCCCCCCGGCGCCCCGCGCCGCCGCCCACGCCGTGGCCTACGCCGGCTCGCTCTGGCTCGCCAACACTTCCCCGACCACCACCACCGACCAGATCGACGGCCCGACCTGTCTGAAAATGTCCGACTCCAACAACCCCAACTCCTGGAACCCGGTCAACACCGCGTTCATCGGCCGGGACGACGGGACCCAGATCACCGGGCTCCAGCCGTTCACGATCGCCGCGCTGGGGATCTCTCCGACTGGGTCCCTGTGCGTGTTCAAGGAGTTTCTGACTTTTCAGGTGATCGGGGTCTTTGGCTCATCCTCCTTTGAAATCCAACCCGCGCAGACCAACCTTGGCTGTCTGGCCGCGCGGTCGATACAATTCCTGCCCGGGTTCGGGGTGGTCCGCTACTCCCACCTCGGGTTCGCCGTGTTCGACGGGATCAACGACCGGCTGATCTCGGAGGATATTCGGCCTTACCTGTTCGGCGGAGTAGACAGCGAATCCGACCTGACCCCCGTGGACCCGGCCTTCCTCTACCTCAGCCAGTCGGCCCAGACCGCCTCCCCGCCGATGTACCTCTGTGCCATGCCGCTGGCCGCCTCTCCTGCTGGCGGCCTGGGCTCCGGCATGCTCACCCGCCTCTTCTGCTACGACCTGGTGATGAAAGCCTGGGCCATACTCGACCTCCCTTGGCCGATCACCTCCCTGAGCGCCGCCACCGGCGGGGAGGGCTATCCACTGGTTCTCGCTGGCAAGACGGACGGGACCCTCCAGCGCCTCCAGTCCGGCGACCTGGCCTGGAACGAGAACCCCAGCACCGGGGTGGGGACGGCGGTGGCGTGGTCGTTTAGGTCGCCCGATGTCTTCGGCGAGGGATCGAGCCAGAAAATCTTCTACCAGGAGGCAATCATTCGCGGCTACGGTTCCGCCGCGATGGTCCAGTCGATCCTTGCCCAACTCTGGCTGGACGGCAAGAACCTGGGAATGCTGCAACCCATTGACATCGTCCCCCAGGCCGGAACGACACTGTTCGAGGTACGGGTCAGCATTTTCAGGTCGGGATATCGCGCGCATCTGGATGTCAGCGGGAACAACGGAGGAGCGAGCGGAGTGATCGACGCGATTGACTGGGTCGTCACCCCAAAGAACAGTCAGGCAAGGCGGGTGATTGGATGACCCAGAGCACTGTTATGCCCTTCTCCCTCCCTCTCCTCCCTTCCTCCTCGCTCTCCACCCGCCGCCCCGCTACCATAGTCCCAGAAGCCCTCCCCCAAGCTACGCGCAGACCTGTGTCCGGAGAGGGAGGAGCCTGATGATTACTGAGACCCAGACCGCTCCTGCCGCCACTCCTATCGTCCCCGACCCTTCCTCCTCGGTCCTGATCCTCCCGGTCTCCTACGCCGCGATCCTCGACGACCCTGCCGCTCCTGCCCTCCTCCAGTCCTACGCCGAGGAGTGCCTCGTCCCGGATGCCTCCCCCCAGCGCCAGTTGTACGAGACCATGGAGAGGGTGGGAGCGATCCAGTGCTTCGGGGCCTACCTAGATGGAAACCTGTCTGGCTTCATCTCCGTCTTCCGGACAATCGTCCCGCACGACGGCCACCTGATCGCCTGCATCGAGTCCTTCTTCGTCTCCGCCCCCGCCCGACCGACCGGGGCCGCCCTGCTCCTCCTCGCTGCCGCCGAGCACCACGCGACCCTCTCGGGGTGCCGCTGCCTCTTGGCCTCTGCTCGCCTCGACTCCGCGCTCGACCTTCTCCTCACTCGCCGTCCCGGTTACGCACGGACCCACTCCCAGCACACCCTCTGGCTCAACGGGTACAAAGGAGGGAGGGAATGAACCAGCCAAGCCTGATCGACCAGACTGCCCTCGCGGCCATCCCCTCTAACGCCCTCGCGCCTCCCTCGCCCGCGACCCTCGACCGGCTCCACGAGGCCGACCGACTGATCCGCTCCTGCCCCCAGGTCGAAATCCTGACCGAGCACCTCCTCCACGGCGGGATGTACGCGCGGACCATCCGGCGGGGTCCCGGCGTCGTCGCCGTCGGCTCGGTCATCCTGCGCGCCACCATCCTGATCGTCAACGGCCCGTGCTCCCTGCTGACCGACCGGGGCCGCCTCGACCTCTCCGGCTACAACGTCCTCCCCGGGCTGCCCGGCCGCAAATCCTTCTCCCTGACCCACGGCCCAGTGGAGATGACTATGATCTTCCCTACCTCGGCCAGGACGGTCGCAGAGGCGGAGGAGGAGATATTCGGGGAGGCCAGCGACCTGATGTCCAGGCAGGACGGCAACGAGAACCAAGTAACCATCACCGGTCAGTAGCCCGAGAAAGGACCACGCCCAATGTCCGGCACCGTTTCCGCCACCACCGCCGCCCTGATCGCCGCCGCCGTCGGCGCGGTCGGCACCGGGGCCGGAGCCTACGAGGCTTACAACTCCTCGGCCGACCAAGCCGAGGCCCAACAGAAACAGCAGCAGGCCCTCCTCCAGCAACAGCGCCAGCAGGCCACCCAGGCCGACCTGACCAAGCGGGAGGCGGTCCTCGGCGCCCAGGGTCAGGCTCAGCAGCAGACCGGGGGATCGCTCACGGACCAGGGGACGGCGGCGTTGACGGACCTTCTCGCAGGCTATCCGGGTTATCAAGCTGGGACGAGCGGCACGGGCGGCTCCGGCACCAGCACCGGCCAGGGAGTCGGCTCCAGCGGCGTTCCCGGCCAGGGCGGGGCAGGCAGCCCCGGTCCCGCGCCCGACATTGCCGCCATCCTCGCTGCTCTCCGTAACCAGGGAGGAGGCTCTCCCTTCGGCGGCCCCGGCGGCCCCTCCCCCTCCTCCCTCTCCGGCGGCAACTGGCCCTCCTCCTCCCCCACCCCCTCGACCCGTTTCGAACTCGCCAACCCTCTTCTCTGAGGAAAGGAGTCACCCCAGATGTCCGGCACCCTCTCGGCCACCACCCTCGCTTCCCTGGCTCCTTACCTCCAGGACGCTACCCAGGTCGCCCAGCTCGGCTCCACGGCCTATAACATGTATAACCAGTACCAGAACCAGCAATACCAGAACCTCCTGCGCTCCTACGCCCAGGACCCGGCGAAAATGAACGCCTACGCCGCCAAGTTCACCCAGCCCCTGACCGCCGGGCTCCAGCGGTCGGTCGCCAACGAGACCCAGGGCTACCTCGCCTCCCGCGGGCTCTCGGACTCGCCCCAAATCTCCGAACAGGTCGAGGCCCAGGCCATCGCCCCCTACGTCCAGCAGAACCAGCAGGCCGGGTACCAGGATGCCTTGCAAGCGCTCGGACTGGGCGGCGGGGCGATCCCCCCGGCTCTGCAGCAACAGAACTCGCTCTCTGCGCTGGCCAAGGCCTTCTCGATGTGGGGCGCGGGCGGGACGGGCGGGGCAGGCAACCTAGCCCAACTCCTCAAACTCTCCCAAGCCGCTCCTACTCCCCCCACCACCCCCTACGACCTTAGCGGCGACTCTACCATCCCCTACGAGCCGACCCAGACCTGGGACTTCAGCAACTGGCAGCCGGATTACTCGGCGTCGGCCCCAGCCTCGGCGACCGGCGACACCGGTGGAGGAGGATAAGGTTATGGCTGGCTTCTGGAACGCCCTCTCGGTCCTGGCCCCCGTCGCCCCGGCCCTCTCCGACGCCCAGGACATCCGCGCCCAGCGCCAGGCCGACGCCCAGCGCCTGGCCCAGCAGGCCGCCGCCTTCCCCAAGGAACAGGCCCTCCGGGACGCCCAGATCACCGCCGAACGCCTCGCCGCCCAATCCGAGCAGCAACGCCTTACCCAGGGCGCCCAGCCTACCATCATCGGTGAGCCCCAGTGGAACCCGGCCACTCACTCGAACCAGGTCCTGACCTTCGACCGCAACACCGGCGCCCTAGCCCTCCGCGACGCTCCCGGCATCGACCCCTCCGCCGCCGCCTCCGCCAAGTACGCCGCCGCCAAGTCCGACTACAAAAAGATCGCCGGCCGGGACCTCTCGCCTGAGGAAGACGAGAGCCTTTTCTTCCAGGCCTACGGGTACAAGCCGACCGCCTCCAGGATCAGCCAGCTCACGGGAGACGCAGGCAAGCCATACAAGGGAAACGACGGCCAGTACTACGTCAACGCCAAGGACGCCACCGGGGCCATTATCCAGATGCCCCTCGGTCCTAACTACCAGCCTCCCGCTCCCAAGCCAGCCACCTCCCCTTCCGCCATCTTCGCCAATCTCCTGACCAAGCAAATCCTGGCCAGCAAGCGGCAGGGTCCTCCTCTGTCCGCACAGGAATCCGCCCAACTCGTCGCCACCCGCGCGGCCCTGGACGAAGCCGGAGTCGCCCGCGCCAACGCCATGGCCCAGGCCAACGCCGCCAACCACCTCTACCTCGTGACCGACCCCAACACGGGCATGGAGACAGCGATCCCCGTGGCCGCCGGAATCGCCGCCTACAACCAGGGCACTCCCTTCCTCGCCGGCGCGGTCTCAGCCCCCACCGGTTCCGACAAGAAGAACTCCATCCTCGCCCAGTCGGCCATCCAGCAGGTCAACCGGATGCAGTCGATTCTCAAGGCTGACCCCAAGCTGACCGGCCCCGGGTCAGGTCAGCTAACCCGGCTCCAGATGTGGCTCGGGACCCAGGACCCCGATGCGCAACAATTCCTCATTTCCTCCCTCCTGGCCTCGGAACACGGGGTGGCGGTCTTCGGCGGGAGGAATATCCACACTATCTCGGACCTTCAGAACGCGCTGGGCTCGATGAAGACCAACCCGGCCGCGCTGTCCGCCGCCCTGGACGTGGTGAAGGAGACGATGGCACCGTTTGCGACGGCGGGGGGGAGGTTGCCGGCACCGGGGACTGGAGGAGCAGGGGCAGGGGGAGCAGGAGGAACAGGTTCCACCACTCCTCCAAAAAATACAGTCACCCTCAAGGCAGGCGGCAAGGTCTATAACATCCCCCGTGATCGGGTAGCGGCGTTCAGGAAGGACCATCCCGATGCCACCCAGTGACAAGTGGGCGCAGTACGAGGTCGGGGCTCCTGCTCCTGCGGCCAAGCCAGCTGCCAAGCCCGACAAGTGGGCGCAGTACGAAGCCACGCCCGCCGCACCGACCGCTCCCACCCCCGCCGCCTCCGCCGCCCCCACCGGCGTCCTCCGCGCCCCCACCGAGCGTGAGCGCTTCCTCCAGCCCGAACTCTACCCGGTCGGGCTCAAGGGGGAAGGGGTCGGCGAGAACATCCACAACCTCTTCCAGCGCGGAGGGGTCGGGATATTCCAGCTGGCCGACGCGGCCACCCACCCGCGCCAGACCTTGGCCTCGATCCTCGCCTCCATCTCCCCGGAGCCAGCCGTCCACGCGGCCAACCGGGTGGTGGACTGGGAGAACCGCATCCCCGGTATGCACTACTTCACCACCCACCTGCCCGAGCGCACCACTAATCCCCTCCAGCAGGCCTACTCTGCCCTCCTGACCTCCCAGAACCCGGTCGAGGCCGCTGGCAAGGCGGCTCCCCTCGCCGGCCAGGCCCTCGCCACCGCCGGCCTGGGCGAGGTCCTCCCTCCCGTGGCCGCCGATATTCGCGCTGGTGTTCGCTCCGGCGCTGAGTCCCTGGCCCGCTCCGTTACCGACACCGGCACCGGCCCGGTCAAATCCCTGGTCGAGAAGACGCAACTGGAAAACAAGGGGATCGACCTCGCTAACCAGGACCGGATCGCGGCGCACACCCGAGCCCGGACCGCCGCCGACGAAGCCAACGCCGCCGCCCTCCGCCAGTACAACCAGCGTGTAGGCCAGACCATCCAGCAGCGCCGCGCCGCCGCCGCCGCCGACCAGGCCCGCCGCACCGCCCAGGCCGACACCCAAGTCTACGGGTCGCAACTGATCTACGGGTTGAGGCAACTAGACCGTTCCCTCCGTGACCGTGCTGCGACGATGTTCGACGGGGTGCGCGCTCGGGTTGCACAGTCCGGCCAGCCTCCTCTCCCCGGGACCGAACTCGGCTCAGCCGCCCGCACTGCTCTGGCCAAAGTCACCGGCTCCTCGGAACTCCCCAAACCCTTCCGCGACATCCTCGGCAAGTATCCCGACGACGCGGCTCCCGACTTCGTATACCAGGGAGGAGTGAAGTTTGGCCCCGGCACTCCCCTGTACGAATCGGTGAAGGCGGCGGGGAACCTGCCTGCTGCCGCCCCGCCCGTAACCTTCGCCGACCTTCAGGGATACTACTCCGAGACCGGGTCGGAACTCGCCAAAGGAACCCTCCCGGGCGACATCTACCAGGCCACCCGCGACCTTCACAACTCGGTGGGGGACATGATGCAGCGGATGGCGGACAAGGCAGGGGCAGGGAAGCAGTTCTGGGACTCGCGTGTTTTCTACCGCAACTACATGAACACCTTTCATGAGCCAACCGGTCCCTCGGGTTCTGGTTCCCCCGTCGCGCAGGTTCTCCTCGCCAAGGACCCGGCTGTGGCCGTGGCCCGGTTCTCCGGACCTGCCGGGGCGCGCGGAGTGGCCCTTCTGCGGCAGTACCACCAGGGGTTGGCTGACCTCGCTCAGCGCGCTGGCCGGATCAAGCAGGAGGTGGCCGCCCAGACCTCCCAAGCCGCCGCCCCCCGGACTCCCAGGTCCATCACCTCGATCCCTCCGGCCAGGACCACCACCCCTCCCGCCCTCGAACTCCGCCCCCGTGCCACCATCTCCTCGCCGGACCTGGCCGCCGCCCGCCGCGCCGCCGCCGAGGCCCGGGTGAACCGGATCGCCAGCCGCGGACAGTGGGCGGCGACCTGGCCTCTGTTCCAGGCCGCACGAGCGCTCTGGGGCGGACACATTCCATCCATCCCCACGATGGGGTTGGAGTCGGCGGGGATGCTGGCTACGGTCCGAGCCACCACTCACCTCCTCCGCTACCCTCCCCTCAGGCAATTCTTGGAGCAGGCCCGCCCGGAGGACGTCCCGCTGATTCCACCTGAACTACGGGGGGACCTCCCTGGGCTGGTCAGTCAGGCCCAGAGGCAGGGGATCAAAGTCTCTCCGGCGCTGACGGCGGCGGTGGCGGCGGGAACAACGGCGGCTGGGCAGGCAGGGCAGGCAGGCAGGCAGTCAGTACAGGCAGCGCCCATAGCGCAACCAACGCCTGCCCCCGCAGGAGCCGTCCAGTGAGAAAGACCCTCCGCGTCGTAGTTCTCTGCCTTCTCGGCCTCCTTGGCCTTCTCTGTCTATCCGCCTTGGCCCAAATCCCCTCCGGTTTCGTCCAGACCACGGCCACGGTCCCCTCCCTGGCCAACGCCCAGATGACCGCCTCCTGGACCAACCTCTCCACCTCCCAGCAGCTTCCTCTCCTGGGCGGCTCGTCCACCTTCCAGACCGCCGTCTCCTCCCGGCTCGACTCCAACGGCCACTTCTCGATCCTCCTCGCCGACACTGGGCAGATCATCCCGACTCCCTCGACCTGGACATTCAACTTCATCTTCGCCTGTCCCTCCTCCACCACCTCCGGACCAGGCGGCTTCTTTGTCTCGGTCGCAGTCACGGGCGGCGGCGGGACCCAGGACATCTCCGCCCAAATCACCGCCGCCCTCCCGGCCAACCCCTGCGGGACCCTCCCCACCGCCCCCGCGGCCCCTCTGACCCCTACCCAGTTCGGTGCCAAGGGGAACGCGGTGGTGGTGCTGGACGGGAACAACACAGGCGGATCAGCCGTCCTCACCACCACCTCCTCGACCCCGTTCAACTGCCCGGGTGACATTGGCAAGCCAATCGGGATCACCGGCGCAGGCCCCTACTCGACTGCCAATCACAACCTCGCCGACCAGCTCATCCCGACCACGTTTGTCTCGACCATCCTGTCCTGCCAGTCGCCCAGTCAGGTAACCCTCGCCGCCGCCACTCCCTCGAACTCCGGAGTGGTAACCTCCCTGACCTACACTTCTGGCATCACGGCAACCGGCTCGACCAACCAGACCTGCCTACTCACCGGGTTCAACAACGGCTGGACCGGGGGGACTGGCACCATCGCCCTCACCGGCACCAACACCATCGCCTCTGGGACCCCCATCCTGATCACCCTCCAGGGTTCCCCGGCCTCCCCCGGGCCGACCTCGGCCACCGCCGGCAGCGGCACCGCCACCTGCTCCGGCACGGCCACCCTGACCTCCACTCTCGCTCCCACCTCAGTCGCCAACCAGTGGACGGCGTTCGGTACCGACGACACCGCCGCGATCCGAGCCTGCATCGCGGCCGGGACCAACCTCGGCGGCCAGTGCTACCTCAGCGACGGCCTGACCTTCATGGCCTCCAGCACCACCACTACCATCCTCCTCTCCAGCGCCTCGGGGATCGAAGGGGGAGTGGTCGGAGGGTTCGGGAAGATCATCTTCATGCCGCAGGGGACTCTGACCGGAGGCACGAACGATCGCTTCCTCTTCCTCCTGTCCAATATCGTCAGCTCCTCCTGCACCTCGGGCGGCGGCGGCATCTACGTCAACGTCTGCGCGATCACCTCCGCCCCGCTCGCCAAGGGTGCCACCTCCTTCACTGCCTCCGCGGCCGACGGCGCCCTCCTCTCCCCGGGTCAGTGGGCCATCGTAGAGGAGGTCTACTCCCCCGGCGGCTGCTGCAACTATATCGACTGGGTGAAGGTCGCCTCGGTCAGCACGGTCGGCGGAACGGCCACCATCACCCTCGACAAGCCTCTCGAAATGGCCTTCCCCCAAGACACCAACAACTCCATCCCCGACGTCGTGGGGTTCCGCCCGGTGACCGCCCTGGCCTCCCACCTGACCCTGCGCGATTTCACCCTCATCACGCCTCCGATGTACGACGCTGCCCAAGGCCGCCGCCCCAACTCGATCAACACCCAGGGGACCTACGGCCTGCTGATCAAGAATGTGAAGTGTTGGAACGCGGCCAAGAACTGCCTGGCCACCGACTACGACAACGCGATGAAAGTCGAGGACAACTACTGGCATATCGAGGGGACCGGGACCGAGATCGCCAACACCGTCCACGCGATCATCACCGGGAATCACTTCGTCAAGGAGCCCTCCTCGATCAACCAGAAACAGTCAGCCTGCACCGGCGGCTCCTCCCCCTCCGGCCTGAACGTCGACCTCGCCACCGCCTTCTCCTCGATCGACAACAACCAGGTGGATGGCTGCCAGGTCGGGCAGTACTCGCTCCAGGGCGCCCACGACAACACTTACTCGCACAACCAGTACTCGTGGCTGGCGGGCTCGACGGCCGGCACCTCCTGCGTGATCGCCCAGGGCGGGTACAACAATGTCTTCGCCGAGAACAACTGCGTCGGAGCAACCGTCTCCGGGTCGAACGGATTCGATGTGACCGACGTGGCCGCCAATCCCTCTCTGAAGTCCAACAACAACCTGATCCTGTTCAACACGGTAGACCCGGCGACCTTCACCCATCCCTACGTCGTGACCGGCTCCCTCGGCACCGACTGCTACTCCTACCTCTCCGGGGGCGACGTCGTCGGCACCTGCCTGATCTCCCCCTCCGGCACCAACACTTTCTCCGGCACCAACACTTTCGCCAACAACGCCGACTCGACCTACAACGCCATCATCCTGCAGTCCGGCAAGACGGCCACCCAGGTCACCAACCTCTACTTCTCCGACTACAACGGGACCCAGGAGTGGGACCTGGAGAAGGATGCGACCAACGGATTCCGCATCCGCAACGCCATCACCAACTTCGCCAACCTCCTCTTCAGCCAGGCGACCGGCCAGACCACGCTCAACGCCGTTGGATCAAGCAATATCTGTTTCAACTGTGTAGCCAGTTCGGGGACCTTGGGCGCGGTGTTCGGAAACGGAACCGCCTCCTCCAACGTCGCCTCGATTGACGGCACCGGCCTCGCCAAGTTCTCCGCCGGCATCGACCTCAGCGGCGGCACCGGAGGGATGAAGCTCAAGGATCAAGGTCAGTGCACGATGTCGACCGGGACCTGCTCCGCGCAGACTCTCGGCCACACCTACGCGACCCCTCCGCTGTGCACGGTAACCTGGACTGGGACGGGGACTCTGGCCGGGTCGACCAAGGTCGCCTCGACCACTACCACCGTCACGCCATCCAGTAGCGTCGGCACTGATACTGCGCTGGTGAACTGGCTGTGCTTCGGGAACTAGGAAGAGGAGGAGGATTGCAACTAATGCGCAGACTGGCAATCTCGACAATCCCGTTCGTCCTGCTGGGCGCAGTCCTATCCCTCGCCCTCGCCCTCTCTGCCCCGGCCCAAATCCCCAAAGGCTTCGTCCAGACTACCGGGACCATCACCGCGCTGGCCAACGGGAAGTACCAGGCCTCCTGGACCAACCTCTCGTCCTCCTCCCAGCTCCCCCTCCTCGGCGGCGTCTCGACCTTCCAACAAACCGTCAGCGGGTCCCTCGACGGGAACGGCTTCTTCTCTGTTCTCCTTGCCGACACCTCCCAGGTCACCCCCTCCCCCTCGACTTGGACCTTCAGCTTCACCTACAACTGCCCTCCGACCAACACCGGATTCACGGTCCAGGTGGCGGTGGTCGGCGGCGGGGGGACCGAGGACATATCCAGTCAGGTCATCGCGGCCCTGCCTTCCAATCCCTGTAGCGGCGGAAGCGGAGGTCAGGGGACGGTCAACCCCGGTCAGCTCGCCTTGGCACAGTACCCTAAAACCTCCCAAACGGTAGTCAGCCCAGCCAACTTCACCTACGACGCGGCGACCGGAAACAACCTGACCATCCCGGCCAACACATACCTGGCCTCGTCGGTCGGCGGCGCTCAGCCCCTGCTCGACATCCGCCACCCTTCGTTCTCTGGGGGGGCGGTGTGCGACAACTCCACCGACATCGGGCCGGCACTGCAAGCGGCCATCACCGCTTTACCATCAACCGGTGGGGAGATCCTTATTCCCGGATCACCCACGCCCTGCTACTGGAACCCGGGAACTAGTCCTCTATCGGGTTTGACGAGCAAGACGGGCGCGGTAACGTTCTATGTGCAGGGGCAATTACACACCGAGACCACGATCGAAATTCCCAACACCAGCAACAAGGTGAACTTTATCGGTCGCTCGGGAGCGGCGGGGCAATCCTTCCAGGGGCCAGGACAAGCGGCGGTCATTGTGGTTCGCCCCAAGAGCAAGAACGGATACTACTCGGGAACTCTCGGAACGGCTGTCAGCACCACGCCGGGAGTCGGTTCGGTTGTGACCTTCACCCCGCCGGGCGGCATCGTCGGTCTCTACGCCAACACGACTATCACCGTTGGGGAAACCATCTCCTGCTCCTTGGCGTCCGTCTCCAGAGCTTCAGGCAAGGTCACAGCCTCCATCTCCTCGGCTTGCCATATCCCTCCCAACATGCCGGTAACGGTGGCGGGCGTGACTGACTCCAGCTTCAATGGCGCTTTCGCCGGTGGAGGGTTCCCGCAGAACTTCGTCGTCACCGCGCAGGACTACTGCGGAGGCAGCGTGGCGACCTGCAACACCGCCACAACTCTGGTGTGGAACCAGACCGGCGCAACCGCAACATCAAGTGGCGGAACGGTGACGGGATTCAACGAAGATCTGTTCGAGAACGTGCACATTACCTCCTGCGCCACCACGACCTGCACCGCCACCTTCTACCGCTCCCACGCCTCCACTGCGCAGTGGGCAATTGACGGCATCGATATCGATGATGTGGCAGGCGACAGCAAACTGTTTAAGGATTTCCGTGTGGTGGCTGACGGAACCGGCATTTTCGATGAAGCCGACTTCAAGACAACATTTGAGAACATCGGCATCGGCTCGACGCAGAACTGCAACGGGAATGTGGTCAACTGGCCTTTTGCCGAGGGACTGGGATCGTTCATCACCCTGCGAAACGTCGGCTTCGACACGGGCTGCAACGCATGGGGAATCAGGATGTATCAGCCCTTCCCCAACTCGGGAGGTGGCAGCGGGCCGATGACGGTTAAGGATTACTCCTACGTCATGGGCGGAGTGAAGATGGACTCCGGAGCCGCCGGCCTGGTCCTCGACAACATGACCTGTGAGCAGTGCGGCAGAGGCGTAGTCCAGATCGACCCCACCAACTACGTGACCGGAATCCAGCAGATCGTTACGCTCAGCAACGAGGTCGGGGTGCAGGACAACGGCAACGGCACAGACGGATGCTCGATCTATCAACTTACTCCGGTGCTGACGGGAACACAACTTGCCCGCCCGATCGTCAGCCTCAACTCGCTTGGGTCTAACTTCTGCGTCACCAATCAGTGGTTCACGGGCAAGTTGAACAATCAAAGCCCCCAGTTCACGTCCAGCTACGACACCACCACCAACCCAGGCATTCGGGGCACATTCAACGATGGGCTGACGACTGACTCCGACGACAGAGGGAGAGCGTCGGGAATGGGGCCGTCCGTTATTCCCTACGCCACCCTGAACACCGTTACCAGCCCGGCAAGCTGGCCCACCTCCTCTTGCAGCGTGGCGACCGGGACGATGGCCCCTGACGGCACGCTGACCGCTGGAACCCTCACCAAGGCTTCTGGCTCAGGTTCAAGCATGGTCCTCTCCTACACCTTCACTCCCGCCGTGGGAGACTACTTTATCGCCGGGGTATGGGTCTACGACAGCGCCGACACCAAGTCCGATAACGCCGGAGGCGAAGCGATGCTGGCAGACAACGCCGGCAGCTCTCACTACGGTTGGGACGCGGGGTCTCAGGCCAACAGCAACGCCAGCGATTCCCAGCAGACGGATGACTGGTATCACCCTGTTGTCTGGGTTGCGCATGTGGCAACTTCGGACGGAACCTCCGGACAGCTAGCCAGATTCTTCCTTACCTGCGCCGCCGGATTCACCCAGAATTACTGGCAGCCTTTTGTCATCTATATCCCCGCCTCGGCCAACGTCCCGTTGCGGGAGATCAATCGCTGGCGTCAGCAGTTGATGCACGGCGCGGTTCCACCGAACTGGAACAATCCGGGCGTGGCGGTGACGGCTGAACCTCTAGTGGCGAGTTCCCTAAACGTTTTTCCTGGCCGAGGCGGAACCTTTGTCTGCACGGCCGGCGGAACGATCACCATCGCCAACACCAACGAGCTAGCGACCTCCGATGTAATCTTCAGTCTGAACACTGCGGGAGGAACAATCACCACGCCCCCGGCAATGAAAACCGTAACCGCAGGGACAGGATTCGCCGTGTTGTGCGGAGCGAGCGACACGAGCACCTACAACTACGTCATTTTGAATTGAGGACATCCATGCGCAAGAGTTTATTCGTGCTAACGCCGCTGGCCACCCTGGTCACCCTGGCCACTGTCGCGGCTTATCCTCAGGCCCTCACCTACACCCCTCCCCAGATCAGCGCCTACAAATGGACTGGCAGCGCGTGGACGGCGGCGACCTCGACGGCGACTTCAGGCGCGATCACCTTTACTCCCCCTCCGGCGGCGCTCTACTGTTTCAATTCCAGCCTCGGAGCCTCGGGGCAGTGGGTGCCGGCGGACTCGTCCTGTTTCGGCGGTGGTGGGGGATCGGGGACGGTTACCAGCGTGGCCTTGGTGGGCAGCGGGACTCTTTTCAGCGCCACTCCCGGGACCGCCGTCACAACCTCCGGCACCCTCAATGTCGATTCCCAACTCCAGACGCAGAGCGCCAACTGCATCGTCTCCGGGCCTACTACAGGCTCTGCTGCAACACCGACCTGCCGCGCGCTGGTCAACGCCGACTTCCCCGGCACTCTTGCGCCGACAATCAGCGCGGCCAATTTGACCGGCTTCCCAACGTTTAACCAAAACACTACAGGCAGCGCCGGCAGCGTGACCAACGCCCTGACGCTCAACAACAGCAACTCCGGAGCGGCTTCGGGCACAACCTACAACGGAAGCGGGGCGGTGACGCTTTCGGCCAACACTCTAGGCGCAGGGTCGCTGACGAATGCTAACTCATGGTCGGCCGCACAGACCATCACCGTAGCTGGTGCTGCTTCGACACCCAATATTTTCGACACCGGCTCAGTGTTCACAGGCGGATCGACAACCACAACTGCTCCGCACTGGCTAATTCAGCCAGCCTCAGTAACGGGAGGAGCGATCTGGAGCACATCAGGAACCGGGTTGGGAATGAACTTTGCGTCGGGGTTTGTCGGCAATACGATCGACATCCATGTAAACAACGGCGGCTCGACATTCAAAGCCGACGGAAGCGGTAACCTGACCGTTACGGGCGGATTGAACGGAGCCAGTGTCACAGCAACCGGAACGCTCAAAGGAGCGAAGCTTGCCAGCTCCACAAATTGCGCAAGCGGGGCCTCTCCTGCGGTCTGCGGATCGGCCATGTCGGGATCGGCTGCGATGCCAACCGGAACGAATCCAACTCTGGTTGTTAATACCACAGCCGTCTCCGCCGCCAGTGAGATTCTAATCACCGTAGACGATTCAGTCACGATCGGCGGGACAACATGTAATAGTACCCTGGCTACTCTCGTAGGAGGGATGGCCGTAACAGCGCGCACGGCAGCCACCAGTTTTACAGTGAGCTACAACGGAACCATTGCCGTCAATCCTGTTTGTTTTAGTTACCAGATAATCAATTAGCCGTACGGAGGACAATGACCAACGGCGTTCACTGAAGGACGACAGTATTAGCGGTGCTCTCTCTCTCTCTTCGATGGTTCTGACCCTCGCCCCCGTGGGAGCACAGAAATCACCGTCCGACCATAATCGCACTACACGGTCCACGAGGAGACTAGGAGACTGGGTGAATGTCCTACAAACCTCCCAACCCGCCAAGCCGCCGACCCGCCAAGCCGCGGCGCTTCCGCTGGACCTTCTGGGCCGGCCTCGCGGTGCTGGCGGCGTGGCTGTACTTGCTGTGGTGGTTGCTGAAGTAATACAAACTAAAGTGGTAGCGGCGAGTGTGTCCAATGTCACATATCCCTAGAGTCAAAGGAGGCCGATAATGGATCGAGACAAGCCAACTCCCAACGCTGACGAGCTTAGTCCTATGGATAAAATGCAGTATTTTCACGACGCGAACCAGCGCCGTTTAGAAGCCTTGGAAGGGAACATGATGAAGGTGGTTGAGGGACTGGCGACGGTCGCCTCGAACACTTCCTGCATTCCCGCGCTCGTGAGCCGGATCGACTCGCTCGAATCTGACCGGGACAAGGCCAAGGGCAGGAGCGACCTGCTGCTGTGGCTGTGCACGATCAACGGCGGGGGGCTTGGGGCGTGGGTGCTGGCGCACTGGAAGTGGTAGGTCAAGTGTCAAGCAGTATCAGGTAGTTAGGTAGATCAAATAGAAAGCTGGGCCAATATATGAGAAAGCTTCCCCTGTTCCTTCTTGTCGCTGTTATGGACGCTCTCTGCCTCCACGCGCAAACCTCTTACACGGTTCTCGGAGGAACGAACTGCGGGCCAGCCACGACAACCGTGTCGTGCGTAATTCTGATTCCACCCGCGAACGCTCTGGGAATCTATCCGAATATTCAAGTGTCATTCAACCCGCTCACCGGATTAGGGACGATCGAATTCGAGACATTTCAGTTGGTAGAGAACTCACCCAATGGTCCCAATCTTGGAGCGGGCACAATAAGTCTAGCAGCGCCTGTATTCCAGACCGTCACCTCGAATGGACAGACTAGCTACCAGATCACCGATCTTACAATCTATGGATATGGCTCCTATGTGCCCGCATCGGGCATCGCTCCTTGCCCTGGGCCAGATGCGCATGGGCAGCTTGACCCTTCTCGATGCTGGGTGATCAAGCCAGCGACCCTGCATTTTTTGTATAGATCGGTATTTCATCAAGGCGGGACGTATACGTGGGAGCGTTCATTCAGGGCTGGGGAACTTACGTTTTCAGAGATTGAGTAGGTAAACTCAGAGGACAGAGCATGGGATATACGTTGGAAGTGTGGATGTACATCTTTCTGTTTCCGGCATTCTGGCCCGTATATGCAGTTGCTGGTAGGTGGATTTGCACCCGCTGGCGAGGGCGGCGGGGGCCATAACGATCAACTGAAAGGAGTAGGCCATGTCGAAGGACAACCCACCAATTCAACCGGACCCGAATAACCCGTCGCCGCTGCCGCAGAAGCCTCCGCCGCAGCCAGCAGTTGAGGAGCCCGCGCAGCCCCCCCAGCCCGACCCCGAGCCCGATCCTACTGAGGACGACGCCGATAGCCAGCCAGCCTGATCTAGGAGTATCCTGTTGTCAGCAATCCTAGTTGTACCTTGCTGTAGCTGCCGTGCCTGCAACACTTTCTCCCGATCCGCAAAAGGAGTCCTGTGTGCTCTATTGGCGCGAGGTCGAAGTCGGGGGAAGGGTCGAGCAGCGGGCCGCGGTCGAGTGCGGCGACGGCGTGACCTACGAGGGCAGGAAGGCCGCGGTCCAGATGCTGCTGAGCCGGGAGGACCTGCAGTGGCTCCGGCAGAACGCGCTGATGACCATGGACGATGGCGCCGGTGCCGGTGGGATGCTGACCGGCAGGCGCAATCGGGGTCCCCAGTGACGGCCACCATCTACGCGATCTACTGGTCGGCCATCGCCTCGCTGCTGATCGCCTTCTTCACCCTCTGGACGGGCAGCCAGGAACCCTACGAAAGGGACCGGAAGTACGCGCGGCAGTGGAGCTTGGGATGGCTGTTGGTGTTCTGCCTGCTGCTGGCTGCAGGGGGAGCGGTGCTGATTTTCGACCCGGGGGACGCGGCGAGAATGGGAAGCGTTCACTCGCACTAAAGGAGAAAGAGAATGGCCAATTGGAAGACAACCGTAGCTGGAATCCTATCTGCGCTGATCGGCACAGCCGGCCCGCTCACCGCCTACCTTGCGACCCAGATGAGCCCCACCGCGACCAAGATCAGCGGGGGCGTTACCCTCGCCGCCGCCATCGCCCGGGTATGGGTGGGGATGCTGGAGAATGATGCCCCGCCTAACCCACCGGCCGCGCCGCCCGCCGATCCTCAACCTGTCGTACCGAAACCGTAAGGAGAACTGAAATGTGTCAGAACGCAGCTAAAACTGCCGCCTCCCTCCTAACCGCCATCGAACCCACCCTCAAGAGCCTCCTCGCCGCCACCGGGCAACTCACGACCGACGCAGGCAAGTCGGCCATTGCTGCCTACGACGCCGCGCTGGCCGCCCTCGAAACCTGGCAACCAGGCACCGTGGCCGATACCGTCCTCCAAGTCGTCGCGGCCTTCCAGGCAGCCTTCCAGACCGTCGCTGGCCTGATCCCCCCACCCTACGGCACCCTGGTCAACATCATCCTCGCCGGGATCGAAGCCGTGCTGGGGGTGATCAAGGCGAACAGTCCCGCGCCGGCCGCGCCAGCCGGGACCTCCGCCCACGCCGAGACCCAGGCAATGTTCCAGGCGCATGTGGTAGCCGAAACCTCGGAGCGCGTCCAGGCCCTCGTGCCCCACTTCAAGCGCTCCATCTGGCACTCCCCGCAATACCAGTACACCAAGACTTGGAACGATGCGGTCACGGCGGCAGGGCTGCCCCAGACCATGCACGTCGCTTGAGACGTTGTTGCGACTTGAGGGCGGGGGTTCTCAGCGGCATCCGCCCTCTCTTTTTGATCCAATGGACCTTAACCTTCCCCCGCTCCCCCGCGATGAACCTCCCCCCACTCGATCCCGAATCCCTCCGCCAGCTTAAGGCATGGCGCCGCACCCACACTGGCTGCCGAGTCAAGGTCTTCTACGTGCGGTTCCGAAAGCACAAGGAGGATGAGCGGTGCGGGTTATGCCGGCTGGTTGATCGTATATTCTGGCAGATTGCACACGCAGACAAAGAAAGCCCGCCAGCCGAAGCCGACGGGCAGGCTTAGTTTAGGGAATTTACGTTCTGGATGGTTGGATGCCAAAACGGTCCAAGAAGCCCGAGAAGGCGCCGCCCAATAAGGCACCGCCCAAGACGCCCAAGAAGCGGTTGAACCCAACCCCTTTGCAAGGGGGAGCTGACAGGCCACGCGAGTTCGAATCTCGCCGCTGCCTCCAACAAAGGAGGTTAGCGATGAGACGCCCACCATAACGCTGTAACTGACCAATAGCGGTCCCTCCCCGGCGGCAACCGGGGCGGGACCAAAATCCAGAACGCGGGGCTAGCCGCACTCCAGACCCTTTTCAATTGTGCGCTTTCCCTGCCCTCACTTCAAGGGGAAAGACGCCATGAATCCTGCACCATACGAGCCTCAGACGCTCACGGATGCGGTCCGCTACTACTCCAACGAACAAACCTGCATTGACCTTCTGGCTTCGCTCCGGTGGCCCGATGGACAGGTGATCTGCACTGCTTGTGGCGAGGTCGGAAACACGATCTGGCTTGCCAACCAGAAGCGCTGGAAGTGCCGGGGGTGCAAAAAGCAGTTCTCCATTAAGGTCGGGACGATCATGGAAGACTCACCTATCGGCCTCGACAAATGGATGGTCGCATTCTGGATGCTAGCCAATTGTCGCAATGGGGTATCGTCTTACGAAATCATGCGGGCGATTGGCGTCACTCAGAAATCCACATGGCACATGCTGCACCGGATTCGACTGGCCATGACAGACCTCGCCACAGGAAAGCTCGGGGCAGCGACTCCGATTGAGATTGACGAAACCTTCGTCGGCGGGAAAGTAAAAAACATGCACAAATCGCGCCGTGTAAAGAGTCTGGATTATCACGCTGGGAAGGGTAAAGCGATTGTCATGGGAATGCTGGAAAGAGGCGGTCGAGTCCGCGCTAGAGTCATCGCGGATCGCAAAGTACAAACCATGCGACCGGTACTGGAAGGCAGCGTTGAACGTGGTGCCCACGTATTCACCGACGAGCACGTGAGCTATCCCTTCCTGGCCAAGGAAAACGACTATGCGCATGAAATCATCAATCACATCGAAGGCTACGTCAGGGGGCATATCCACACGAACGGAATTGAGAATTTCTGGTCATGCCTGAAACGCAGTTTGGGCGGAACGTACATCAGCGTGGAGCCGTTCCATCTAGAGCGTTATGTCGATGAACAAGTATTCCGGTTCAATCTCCACAAGAAAGATCATAGCGACGCAGATAGGTTCAAGGCCGCATTGAAGGACATTGTGGGTCGTAGATTAACCTTCGCGGAATTGACGGGGAGGCTGGCCCCAGCGACCTACTAACCCTTACCGGAGACAGCGTGGCCCTCGCCGCCAATAAGTCGGCGAACCGTGCTATTGGACGAAGAACAAAACGCGAAAGTATGATAGCCTGTGAAGGTTACCCGGAGGTTTTTTGAGCAGCACAAACCCCGCCTTGAGCAAGCGGGGTCAGATGAAAATCCGAGATGTGCTAGCCCTTTGAGGGGGCCGGTCTGTTATCTTCATAATCTCCCGATCCCTCTCAAAAGTCAAGCCCTTAGTTTTGCTAGGGATATCCCTGTCTCCGAAAAGGATGCGGCAGGCTAGCCCCTCACGGCTGCGCATTCACCACGCAGCCGGAGAGGATAACCATTCACTGTTAAACCATGGAGGCTAACAATGAAACATACACCCGTTCACGTATATCGCGACTCGAAAACCGGGCAGTTCATCCCCGAGAGAACTGCTGTGAGGCGTCCCGCCACCACCGAACGTGAAACAGTCTATCGTCCCTCACCCAAGAGGGGCTAAAGAGACTCCCAACCCAAACGCCATTTTTGTCGCATTTGACCTTTTCCGGTGGCCCATCTTTCAGATGGGCCGTTTTTCATGGGACCGTTGGTTAGCTTAGTCAGTTATTGCCAAAAAGTTGTCTGAAACTCAAACCACGCTCAAGGAAGTTGAAACCAAAGTCGATGGCCGACTGACGGAACTCCTGGAGCTGACGCGCAAATCCAGCCGGGCAGAGGGGGTCAAGGAAGCAGAGAAGCGGCCTACCGTCGCCGATGAGCCGCAGGTGTAGTTCGGTGGATGTCCGGCTGCGTAGGGGAATGGTGGAGATGGTGGAGATGGTGACGATAATCGAGAGCATCTTGCGCCCGCTTTCCCCTCTGAATTAAGCGCCCCCTTTGTGCAAATCTGACCATCATTCCCCTCTCCAATCCCGCTAATCTCAGGCAATCCTTCAGCAGGAGGTCTGCCTGTGCCCCCAGTGCCCCTAGTGCCCCTAGAGTCCCTTCTCGCCCAGATCGATCGGCATCGGATGATCGCCGACAAGCTACGCATCCACGCTTCGTTAGAGATTTACCGGGAGTTCGTAAATTCCCGCAACAACCTGCTGCAGGCGATGATTCTGGTCGCGCATCTGCATGAATTGACGAGGCATGGAGAGAGGGAGAAGGGGAGCCAATCGAGTGCCAGCGCCCTCTCCTCCCCTACCACCAACTCACCGCCGCCTACCACCAACTCAACTCAATATCTGAGATCAGCCACAACCACGCCAACCCACTAGGCATCGACCCCTGCTGCGCCTGCACGTAGGCCCCGTCCGGCCACTCCTGCCCCGCGGGGAACGCCGTGGCGGGAACCTTCTGTAAGGTCGAGGGAACCAAAAATGCTACCCCATCGCTCACTTCGGTCACAGAGATCGTCTTTCCTACGGTGTCGATCAGGTAAGTCGCCTGCATAACCCGCTCCTGGTCCGCTACGAACTGTCCGACTTTGAATCCGGTTGGAACCCAGCCGCCTGCGGAATTGGCGATCATGTAGCCCTGTGTGGCCTGGCGCTGGACGCTGCCGTTGTACTTCATCTTGTTGATCACAAAGATCACATCGGTCTCATTCACGTTGATCGCTGACAGGTTGCCGCTCACGCACGACCTCCACGTGGCCGAGCAATTCCCGGTGTTGGGGAGGACCGGACGGACCGCAGCCGGGTACCACATCCACGCCGGGTACTGCTTGCCTTGGGGGTCGGTGTTGCCCGAGGTGCTAAGCAAGAGGGCGTGGTCGGGGCCGGGGATGGTGAGGGCGCTATAGGAGGCGGGTGAAATTCCGCCAATCATCGAACCGTCACTTTGGGTATGTGTTTTAAAGGCAACAGTATGGATGTTTCTATCTGTGATCATTTGAATCCTCCAACGAGCGCACGATCCGCCTGAAGTTTGCGCGTAGTTTGTCGTACCTGTTATGACAAGACCGACACAGCCTACGATAGTCGTCAATATCCTCGTACCGGCCAGTCATATTGGCCCAATCATAATGCTTACCAAGAGCGTCTGTCCCGCAAAACTCACACTTGCGCGGCTTTCCCTTGCGCCTAATCAGGCGCAAATGGAGAGCCTGATAGCCAGCTGCGTTATCCTTCCATCCCTTGTTCTTTTCTCCCCACTGGTCCCTCTTTGCAGCCACTCGTGCCTTGATTTCGAAGCGACGCATCGCATAACATACCACGGGCTGTGAGCTATGATACTTGGACGCTATCTCACACTGAGACATTCCAGACTGGTAGTCTTTCTGTAGTTGGTCTTTAGTGAAGGGATAGGCTGGAGTTTTATTTTTCCAAACATTACGCATAATGGAGACGTAACACGTCAGACACTTTTTTCTTCCCAAAGTGTCTATCTGCCACGAGTCGTGTCCCTGTGGACATAAAATTTTAGGGTATTCTGGATGCGGGGATGTCATCTTTGGCCCTCCGCGGCCATGAGGTTAAAAGGGAGTCGCAAGCTCCCGATATCCCCATTGTATCATTCAGGCTGGCTTGACTGTGAATTTACTGGTGCACCACGGGATTATGGCGACGGCGACGGACATCTCACCTCGGCGGCGGCGGTTGCAGCGAGGGCGGCCTAACCGCAGGCGCATCGGCGGGAACACCCTCTCCCAAAATGTCGAACCGGTGAACCTGCGGCGCGTTCTGCTTCTGCGAGATCTGCTGCACCTGAGCCTTGACCGCCAGGATTTGATTGATCAGGTCGCGCTGCCTGGGCGACTCCCCCGCAGCAATACTCCTGACCACCATTTCGAGGTTGGAAATCCGGCGGTCGATCTCCTGCTCGTGCTGTTCGCGCTGGAGAGTGCGGTTGATGCTCTGGACCTGTTCGTTGTCGATGTACTTCTTGACGGTGATCACGCCGCTCGCGACGGACCCGATGATGGTGAGCAGAGTGGCAATCGTGGCGAGGGTGATGTGTCTGGGTGTCATGGGTGGGTGTCCTGCTGCGATTGTAGGCCAGTTTTGGCCAGAGGACGTTTTGGATACGGATAACATCGATACCCTTCTATCGGGTGAACACGCATTGCCGATCCGAATAAATCGCGGCACATGGTAAACGCGAGCGCCGATTCCCAGTTCTAGCCGCGAGCATCGTAGAACTTGATCAACTCACGAGCCTCAATCATGAGCGGCGTATCCATCCTCACTCCCAAGGGTTTTCGCCTGTCACGAGCACAAAGCAGCGCTTGAGTTCGGCTACAGCGTCAGGCAAGGATTCCTTCATCGCCTTGACGTGAAAATCGGCTGGCATGGGCAACACCAGCGCATGCGCAAGATTATCAACGGTATCGATTGCGCGGCCTAACGAATCCTGTGCGTCTTCCATTTTTTTCTCCTCACATTGTCATGCTAGTCGAGGCAGGAACAGAGCCTCCACTGTCCCTGCCCCTGTGTGCCCTTTAGCTGCCGATGATCACGATCGGCGTGTCCTTGGGAGTATGGTCCGCCTGGGCGCCGCTAATAACAACGATCGGGGTATCCTTCGGCGCTGTTTCCGCCAGGATCAGAAGAAGCATCAGCATTGAAAACATGGGTGACCTCCCTTGCGTGGTTCAGCGCATCCTGGATCACCTTCCCGAGTACCCTGTCGTCCCCATCGTCCACATGCTCCATCAATGCGCCAACCAGGTGCTTGTAGAACACATAAACCTGAGACCCGCGGAGATTGCGCTCAGCGTTTTCGAGCGCCCTGAGCTTGTCCCTCTGATTCACTGCAGGACCTCCTTTTCTCACTTCCGACTATTCTGCTTTGACTACAAACCTCGTCCCGCAGGACACGCACACATAACCCGCTACATCCAACCGCAGGTACAGATGGCGGCAGGTCAACGGATCGATCGGCTTGAACAGGCTGACCGTCATGGCTGGCCGCGGCGGGCGGTGAGGGTGCCGTCTCTGAGGTTCCTGTAATCGCGCAGGCATATCTGGTACGCCGCCACGGCGTCGTCGGCGCGCAGGGTCTGGTTCTGGACCTGATACCGGAGCGCCGCCACCTCCTTCTCCAGCCGGATCACCTCGTCCACCTTGGCCTCGTACTCCGAGGTGCGCTGGGCGAGGTCGCGCTGGAGGTTGCGAATTTCTCCTTCGTAGGTCATATCAAAGCCTCCGCTCCGATCAGGTTCATGTGGCCCTTTCATAGTTGGGGATGACTACGATGATGCCGTTATGTAGATCACGACGATGCCTAGAATGCAGCCCGCAAACCAAGGTCGCCCGTGTAGCCGGTTCGCATGAGACAGTCGCGCACATCTGCCTTGATCGACAGCCCTTCGGGTGTAGCTGCTCTGTAGTCAAGTGCGCGAATCAGCCCACCGTGAGCCTCTGTGAGCAGTCCCCGCGTCCGATCAAGTTCAACCTGCGCGTCAATAAGCGGGTCAGGATGATGCCCGAACTTTCCCAACTTCTCAACTGGAATCACATCAGAAGCGGCATTCATGGGATCGTCTCCAATGGTCGCGCCCTTTGTATACACAAAGTCGTAGCCGAGCATCTTTAGGGCGCATAGAGTATCGGTTGTTCCCCTGCGGGTCCACTCGATAACGCCAGGGCGCGAGTTGTCTTGAATGTCGTGGGTTAACAACTCAGTTACTTTCTCCACGATTCGCAAGTCTTGTGCAGTGACCAAATCCTCGTTCAGCCCCATCATTTCCCCTCTTTTCTCAGGCACCATAGTGCCAGCGTTGACTCTACCTCGGATGCCTGCAATCCCAGCACTGCCACGGGCCTCCCCGCGACGAATACACCTGACCCACCTTGCCGCAGTCCGCGCAGCACGGTGCCACCTCGCGCGCGTCTACCTCGTCCTGCCGCGCACGCTCATACTCCCGATCCTCATCGCGGGGCGTAGGGAGCCATATCTCGCCGCCGAGGCGGTCGTCGATGAAATGTCCTGTGCTCATGCCGAACTCCTAACTAACAGTGGTGTAAAAATGAATGGTTTCCTCGGAGTGGCGTAGGGCAGCATCAAGGGATGCTTTGGATGACCGTCTTTGCCAAGTCCAAGGCAGGAGAACTCTACCCATGAATCAGATAACATTTCGCGCTGTACAGCCCGCAATCGCATGTTCTCGTTTGGAAAATGCTGTCCGCATCCCCATGCACAAACGACCTCTTGCGATTGGGTGGAGATTGTTCGGATCCAATAGTCATTCATGGGACCAATAGGGTCGGCCACGGCCCGCACGAATTTCGGATTCCGGCTCCTAATAGCATACAAGTTGATAACGACCATTCTCCCGTATCCCCAGCGCTGCGAGAATCCAATGCACTTACGGATGGTCGCGTCGTTGTTCGTAGCGTCAGCAGTTGAGGGATTAAACATCAGCCACGCAACCGAAGGACCGTCACTCCACAAACGGCTGAGTGTGTAGCGATAAAGGCCGTTCGGGGAAATCTCCGCGCTCACGCCATCACCTCCGGGCGCATCAGGTCCAGCTTGTCATACGGGCTGATCCACGCGATCCCCCGCAACCACTCGCCCTCTCTGGCCCACTCGTGGGCGTGCAGTTCCTCCCGGTCCATCCCTGCGATCAGCCGGCCCTTGCTGGTGACGCCGATGAACTGGGTCTGGCCGCTCAGCCGAGCCCGCTGCTTGGCCCAGAGATAGAGCAGGCGGGGAATCTCCAGACCGTCGATCTCGACCAGCGGAGGGAGCGCGGGTGCGGGCGCGGAGGTGGCGGTGGGAGTGGAGGTGCTGGCGGAGAGTTTAAGGGCGGTGAGGGTGCTCATTAGGATTGCTCCTTGCCGTCGGCCTTGTCGAGCGCGGCGCGAACCACATGCAGTGTGTGGCTATTTTCTTCCGGCCGCATTTTCATGCGATTCTGCTCAACGTGGTGACGCTCTATTTCCTTCAACGCCTCGTACATATCGGGCGCAGCAGCAATCAGACTCAAATCAGCTTTCTTCTGATCAAGTGGACGATCAGCACGCCGAGGAACGCCGCAAACGGGGAGATTAGTACTGCTCCATATCTTAGCTCCATTGACTCCGTTTGGTTCGTTGTGGCGCGGCGCGACAATCTTCCAAGGCCCCGGTGTAAACTTGCTCATCATCCCTGCTCCCTCTCCCTAATCTCCCCCAGCATGAGAAGAATTATGCGCCTGCCGCTTTCAGAATGCAAGCAAAAGTGGCTAACGTTAGGCAATATAGTTGACGCAAAAGGGAAACCGGCGTAACGTTTACCCATGGCCCGATACAGCAGGGAACAAGTAACCGACATGCTCATCACGCGCAAGGGCGACAAGTCCCTCCGAGGGCTCGCTCGTGAGCTTGGCGTGTCGGCACCTTACTTGTCCGACATTTTTCTCGGAAGACGAGAACCCGGTCCCAAGATTCTGGTCGCGCTCAACCTTCGTAAGATCAAGACGGTGACCTATCAGTATGTGAGGAATGGCAAATGACCCAAGCGCTGAGGCAGATGGGGAGGGCGACATGACCAACTGTGATGACGACGACCACATCCGCCGCCTCGAATCCCTGTCCGACGCCGAACTGGACGCCGAACTCCTCTCCTTCGGCATCGACCCCGACGAACTGAACCGCAAGATGCTCGCCCGGCTGCTGGAGGAGAGGCTGAAGGGTCACGACACGCCGATGCTCAACGAGGCCATCCGCCAGTTCGACGAGGCGACGCGCTGAGATGGGCCGTCGGCTCGCTCAGGTTACCCGGCATGTGCGACCTCCTCCACCCGCTCCTCCACCTGAGCCAGCGCCGGAACCTCTCGCATCTCGCCCCAGTTCTTCCCCACCGCGCAATCAACTCCTATCCACAATCCCTCCGGAGCAGCCGGGCCGATCAGGACCTTGCTGGGAGATTCGAGGATCGGACGGACTCTGACCAGCATCTCCTCCAGCAACCGCTCGTCGAAATGAAAAACGCAGCTATCGTGAATGTTGTCACAAAGTCCGTAGCGCTCGGCCAGTCCTGCCCTATCCAATTCCTTCAACTTCTCTCGGATATGCCCGAACGCGATATTGCTCAGCCAGAAACTGATCGCCTCCTCGCCCTGATCCCCGTGCCCCCACTCCGACTTCCTCCCGTCCCACCTGAACACCTCGTAGTAGTGGCGCAAGTGTCCAAATTCAGTCTGCAAGAAAGTCTGCTCGTGGGCACGCTGCTGGACCCACCGCTGCCAAGCGAACACCTTCGGGAAGACCTCCTCGTAGGCGGCCAGGATCGCCTTGGCCTCGGCCACCCCGGAGAAGAATTCCATGTACCTGTCGTATAACCCGTTTGCTTTCAATCCGTTACCTATACCTAAGCCCGCATGTTTAATCTTGCTGTCCCGGATGTCCTTGTACTTGTCGTTCGACTTCAGCCATTTGCATCGGGCCTTCAGTTCCGCATCCGACTCCTTTAGAATCTCCTGCACGCGCCACAGCTTCAGGAAGTGCCCAGTCATAATGCTGTGCATGTCGATCCGGGCGAGACGGATGTAGTTAGGGTCGTTGGCGAGGTATCCCAGGGTCAGCACATGGCAGGACTTGAAATCCCACTCGGCCAGCAGCATCCCAGGTTCCGCTACAACCATCTCGCGCACGGCCTTCGCCAGCCGACCATGCTTAGGGAAGTTCTGGATGTTGGGATTCCTACTGCTCAACTGTCCAATCGCCGTCGCAAAGGTGAAAGTAGTATGCACCCTTCCGTCCGCGTGCGGCCTGAACCCCTCCACATAAGTCCCCTTGGCCTTCCTGATCTCGCGGCACTCGATCACCTTCAGATAGAACGTATCCTTCCACCTCGCCGACAGCCTGATCAACTCCTTCTTGCCAGTGGTCTTCTTGCCGTCCTTGCTCTCGGGAATCTTGTGGCGCCGGGCGGTCATGTAAGCCATCAGTTGAGGAGAGGAATTGGGCGAGAACTCGTACACCCGACACCACTGCTGGGAGGCTCCCATCTCCCCCGCCGACGACTTCACCAACTTCTTGCCTGACTCGTTCGGGACCAGCCACAGCCGGTCGAAGTAGTACCACTCGCCCGGTTCCTCCTCGCCCTCGTCGTTCTTGGTTGAGGCCTCCTGGAACCGACGCTGGCGGATGGCAGTCAATTCCTCCTCCGTGACCCCGACCCACCTCGCCGCCAGCGCCTCCCTCCTCAGCTTCTCCCTCGCGCCTTTCCCGAGCGGCTTCCCTTTCTCATTGACCAGATCGTCCGGAGGCATCTCGGTCGGCCTCACTTCCTCCAGCATCTCCCTCACCTGCTCGGGGACCGTCTTATAGGGATGGATCTTTCTCGCCGCGTCCGGGAACCTCGCGTCCAGCTCCACCCTGGCCTCCTTCTCGGCTCGGTCGAACTCGACTCCCAGTTCCAGCCTCTTCTTATCGTCGATCGGCAGGCCCCGGTCTTCCATCGCCGCGAGGATCGGCCGGACCATCTCCACCTGCGCGACGTACCCGGCTGCCTGTCTGCCGGCAACCGGGTCCCACCAGATCTTCCGATCCTCCATCGTCTTCCTGGTCGTCTGGTAGACCCGCAGCGCCGCGTCCGTGTCCACGATCCCGTAGAACTCCAGGCATTCCTCGTTGTAGTGCTTCCAGGGGAAGGGGAACGACGAGAACGAGGCCGAGAACTGGAGGTGGGCGGGGAGGTCGGGCTGCGCGAAGTGATGCTGCTGGAGGGTATCGTGGATCGTTCCGGCGTAGTCAAGGTAATCTGGATTGCCGAAGTCTCTCTCACCTACAGCGCGAAGAACCTTCCTGTCAAACAACCAGCAGTTGCTGACGAGACCTGCCCGTGTAAAGAACGAATGCGTGTCTTCAACAGTAATGCAATATTTGTCACGTTGCGAATACTGCTTCGGAGAAGCCAGCCGTACGCTATCCACCCATCCAAGTTGAGGCACTGGATACTCGATCCACCCGTTGTACTTCCCTCGGTATGATTCAGGCAGTTTGTATTCTACACAAGGATGCAGAAACCTACATATTGCCTCAAAGAACTTTTTTGAAGCGCCAACTCCCAGAGCCAGCACTGCCTTGTTTTGAATTGAACACCTACCTTGGAATCTATCCTCGAACCACTTCTTAATCTGGTCGTAAGTTTCTGGCGCGAAACCATGGAGACAGACACGAGCAGTTTTGTTCTTTCTCTGTTTACTGGCCAGGAATCCATCGTCACCATAAAAGACAGCTAAGGCACGGTTCGATAGCGAAGGAAATATTCCATATGGAACACCGCACCCTGCGAACACTTTCTGCCTTCCTTCATAAAACACACTCCTCCAGCGGCGTGGCACGTAACACTGAGCCATCCAAGCTACTTCCTCGTTCTGAGTTAACGTGCTGAACGTGATCTGCTGGCTTAGCTTCGTTCCAAAGGCAGTAGCCTTCGCTTGTGCCCATGCCTTGTTCGTGTGAGCTACCTTTAGCACACCACGTGGAGATACGTAGCCATCTCCCAACAACGTTCCTATGATCAGATCAGGGTGACCTGTTCTTGGAATGGGTACTTGGTCTCCGGGCTGCAACTGATTAGCCTTGGTCTTGGTGCCGTCGTACAAGAACCACTCATGATCCGGCGTGCATATCACGCCCGGATTTCCCCACCGTCCCACCCCTCGGTTGTAGGCACCATCAACCTTGACTTCCAGCCAGCCACGATCATCCTTAGTGTGTAAGGTTCCACAAACCTTGGACTCTACAACCTGACCTAGCTTAAGAGACTTAACCTTCTCTCCATCCGTTACTTTCCAGATTGGCTTCCATGTACCATCAGCCATCCACACTGATGTGTTTTGGGCGAAGCAATTATGCCCGCACTTCGGGAGAGGCAATTTATTCAACCACCTGGTCGCCGCAATCCCGTCCTGGTCCCACTGCAGGGCCACGCCCTGCCCCGGATCGATCGAGAATTGACTGAGCCGGACCTGAGTGTCAGTGAACCCGTCGGTCGCGTCCTCATCTAGGGAGGCCGACTCGAAGGTCTCGATGTCGTGCGAGAGACACAGGTAGGAGGCGGCGCGAGCGTCGGGGGAGAGGGCCAGCCAGGCGTCGCTGCGAGCCTTCACATCCCGGCAGAACCGGTCCAGGTCGCGGCGGGTCGGGTGGAGCTGGTAGCGGAGGTTGTGGCGCTGGAGCCAGGCGGCGAGGTCGGATTGGATCTGCTGCTTCCGGCGCTGCTCCCAGTCGGCATACCCCGAGTCCCAAGGGTCGGGGTTGGTCAGCGGGTCGTAGGGCTGGCCGACTCCCCTCAGCGCCAGGTCGGGCAGGTCCAGGATGAAGTTGGTGTCCCGCCCTGCCGCCACATTCACCGCCCGCGCGATATCCCTGGCCAGCACTCCGGTCAGGTGAATCGCGCCACCGCGGAGGAAGCTGGGGTGGTAGGTCGGGAGGACAAGGAGAGGGTCGGAGTCGTGGTCGCGGCCAGCGGCGGCGCAGAATTGCGGGAGAGCGCGCAGGACGTAGCCGCGGAGGTGCGATATAGTTTTTTGCGTTCCCGACATTCCAGTCAAGGTCCGCAGCGCAACATTCCCGAAAGCCAGCAGCACCTTCGGCCGGAACTTTCTCAGCGCGTCCAGCAGGTTCCCTTCGCAGTGCTGGATCGCTTCGTATTCATAAGACTGACCTTCGAGCAAATTTTGGGGCGGACGGCAGCGCAACACGTTCGTAACTGAGAAGCTATCCCGCCCCAGTCCTAACCTTCTGATAGTCCGTTCAAAGATCGCGCCGGATGGCATATAAGGGCGCAGAGGAAGTTCGTCCCGAGCTTCTCCCTCGCCGCTGGCTTCGGCGATGCACATGACCTTGTTATGACCGGAACCCTCGACGGCAGAGAAGTCGGTGCCACAGTTGACCAGGGGACAGCCTGCACAGGATGGGGGCCGCGTACGACTTACCATGCTATAGCCACCTTGCAACTTTAGGATCGCTCTTGCACCGATCCGCGAACAACTCTGCCGTCCCGACCAGCCTCAATCCTGCCAGCGTCCGGCACCTACTCAGCGACGTGTAGACCATGGCCGGAGACTTCATCATCCAGCTCCTCAAGTCAACCTGACAGGCATCCATGGTCAGCCCCTGGGCTTTGTGCAGAGTGGTCGCGTAGGAGAGGCGCAGCGGATAGTATTCCAGCTGGCCGACCACGTAGCGCTGCTTGCTCTTTCGATAATGGGGCTGAGGAAGGAATCTGCCGTCTGAATCCTTCCCCTGTTCCTCCCACTCCACTCCACCGGCCCAGTTCGGTTTGTCCAAGTAAGCGATATCCCGGATCAGGCTCCTGACCGCCACGACCTCGCCCGTCCTGACCAACTCGACCATAATGCTCGGCGGCGACCCGGGTGCCGACTCGATCCCCCGCACCCACCCGCAGTCCCCATTCGCGTAGACCATCCTCCCCTCGTCGTACTGGTTGGCGAGGATCATCACGTAGCAGCCTTCGCGAAGGATGGTCCGCTCGGGCACGTGCTTCCACTCTGGTCTGATCTTGCCACCGGCGGCCCAGCGACGTGACGGCAGGGAGATCAACCTTCCCCTTTCCCGGTCCAACCGAAGCTGGTTGATCCGGTCCACCTCGTCGTTCTTCCCCACCACGGTCGTCCCTTTGAACTGCATATCGACCGAATCGGCGAACGCCATCCCCGCCGACCTGAGCACCGCCAGCGCATCCCTCCCCCGCCCTGCCCGAGCGAAATCCAAGGCCGCCAGAAACCTCGGGTCGGCTTGCCTCCATACCTTGGTCAGCTTGGTCTCGTTGGCGCCGAACCTGGCCTCCCAGAACTGGCTCTCGAAGCACCAAGGCGTCGGCAGTCTCTTACCTCGTCTCCCTGGCGTAGGCTGATACTCAGGCGGTCTATCGGCGATTGACGCGAGCTGACCAAAATCACCCAGCAGTATCAGCCCCACCGGCTTCTCGCCCTTTTCCTCCCGGTGCAGGTTCACGTCGTCGAACACGCGGACCAAGAGGTCCAGGGTCTCGCGGCCGATCATCGAGCACTCGTCGATGGCCACATTGCGGAATCCCTCGTCGGCCACCTTGCGCAGGCGGCGTTGGGCTGATCCGTGCAGGTAGGCATCTCGTAGAGAGTCAGTATCGAAGAATCCGAGGAGAGAATGAATGGTGACCGTGTTCAGGTTGATTGCAGATATCCCTGTTGATGATGACAGCGCGGCATAACTCGGATCACCTGCGCAGCGCTCGCGAATCGCGGTCGTTTTACCGGTGCCTGCGCGGCCAGTTATAAACGCGCACGGAGTGGGTGCGTCGGGGGAGAACTGGCCTCGGGCTGCATCAGGTACCAGTCCGGCGGCTTCTTCCAGTCCGGCTTCGTCCACTCCCTGCCCGCGCTGGAAATGCCCAGTCGAGAGTTCGATCTGGTCGAGGAAGGCGTCGGGGGGGAGGGGAGGGGACGCAGAGGAGGGGACAGAGGGATCAACGGGTGCGGTGGAGGCAGGATCAGCAACCGGAATCTCTTCGGCCACGCTACCTTCCCTCCATCCATCTCGCCTTGGCCGCGGGAGTAGGATGAATCCGGCCAGCCGCAGCCATCATCTCCGCCGCCTCCTCCAGCCGGTCCTTCTGCTCGGAGGTCAGAGCTAGGTCGGCGATCTCCTGCCTCTGTTCCCTGACCTGAGTCTCCAGCTGACTGACTTCCTCTTCCAGATCGTTGATCCGGTCGATCAGTTCCTCGCGCGTGGTCAGGTCGGTGATGCGGAATAGGTCGAGCATGGTTAGTCCTCCTGCTACTGGAACTTTTCAAATAAGTCGCGAAGCCAAAATAATTGCGAGGGGGTGATGTTGAGTTGCCCGCCGAGGTCCATCTCCATCCACTTCGCCGCGATAAACCGCCTCGCCTCCCCGGTCAGCTTCCTCTCCAACTCTTCCTCCGACTCCTCCCGCAGGAGGGTCAGCAGGCGGCGGGCCTCGGCGGCCCGCTCGGCGGCGGAGAGGGTGGTGGACTGGGAGGGGGTGGGGTTGTTATAACTCATCGGACCACCTGCAGGAATCTTCTCTCGATCAAGGTCTTCTCCATCGGGTCCTTCAAGTCGCTGTACCCACACTCAAACATCTCCCGCGTGATCGAGTCCAGCAACTCGCCGTACTTGTCATCTCCATCCAACTCAACCCAGAGGTTGTCGATGGCGGCCTGTTCCGTTGCGCCGTAGCCGTAGACTTGTTCCTCTTCGTGGCCGTCCAAGTAGGCGGTCCAGTCGAACTGAGTAGTCGGAACGGGAGGGCGGTCGTTGGTGGTTATGATCTTAGTGGTCATCGGGCTTGCTCCCTCTCCTGTTCTTGCTCCATCGCCTTCTTCAGTTCATTGAACTCCTGCATGTTGAACAGCAGCAGCAACGCGTTTGTCTTACCGGACGAGATATCGAAACACACGTTCCCCGGCACCCCCACGCTGACTACTGTGCCCTTCTTGGCCGAGTAGTTCATCTCGGTGATAGTCGAGCAGAGTTGGATGGACTTGTTTTCCTCTCCCATCCGCTTGAGAACGTCGAAGTTGTTGATCGCCGCCATGCTGCTATCCCTTTCCGAGGGAGAGAGTAGCCATCGTTGTGTAGACCTATTAACTCTCCCCCTCGTCGGACCCTATCGGCTACCTCGCCTTCGGCCCGTACTCCACTCCGCTCGCCTTCCCGCTCCCGACCGCGAAATACCCATTGATCCTGGGCCGGGCATGGAGATGGACCTTCCCCAGCTTGGTATCGACGTCCATGTCCGGGATCGGCTGGCCCTTGGAGTCCTGCGGGAAGCGATGTTGTCCGAGTACGCGGGGAAGGCGCTCCCCCGCCGACTCGAACCTCTCCTGGTCCGCCTGGTCCGGGCTGCCCTCCCACACGGTATCGACCTCCAGCTTCGGTTCCCCGGCCGTGGCCTTGAAGAACTCGTCGAGGAGGGTCCTCGCCGTTATCCGCGCTGGCAACTGGACCTTCAACTGGGCCAGAATCCAGGCCAGCGGGATCGCCCCGCCCTTGCGCGAGTCGGCGCGGGTCGAGACAAAGTAATCGGTCAGGCTGATCCCGTCCCACTTGCCACTCGGATCAATCACGGTCGCATCCAAGGCGGTGAACGCATAAGCCTGACCCGACTTGTCGGTGGCCACCTTGTACCGCGCCGGCTGGCCGTCCTGACCCTTGACGTCCCTCTGTTTGACCTTCACGAGCCAGCGACCTTCGGGGAGCGGCGGGGGGGCGGCATACGGGTCCACATCGGCGTGGGTGTCCATCTCCTGGTTCAGCAGGTTAGGATCGTCGAGGTTGAGGACGGGGATGGAGGAGGGGTCGAGGGCGCCATTGGAGGCCGCGACGCCGTTCGCCGCGCCGCCCCCGTTCGGTTCGTCCATGTAAATGGGTTGCGCAAAATCGTCCGCTGCTGCCGTTGCCGCCGGCTGACCGGGTATCGTGGTTGCCATAAGAATTGTTCTCCTTGGGCGGCCAGTCCGGTCGCCTTTGTTGGTTAGTTGGTATGGGTGATGATTGTAAGCGACGACAGCCAACTATCGGTTGGACGCGTCGTATGCCGTCTGCTGCGCTGCGTACTGCGCGGCTGTCTGTGCGGGTTGCGCCGGTTGCGCCGCCTGCCCTATCGCCCCTCGTGCCGCCACCTGCCCCTGCCACACGTCCCGCAAGGTCCGCCGCAAGAACTGCGCCAGGGTCCGCTCGTCCTTCTCGGCCTCGGCGGCGAAATACTCGTAGCACTCTTTCGGGAGCGAGATGTTGACCGTGGCCGCATCTGCTCCCGCTGCCGAGCCGTGACCGTTGGGAGTGCCAGTCCGGGAGGTGCGCTTGGCCGGGGCCGTCGTCCGCGTCTTCCGAGTTGTCGGTTGCGCCGACTGGGTTACTGCCTGACCGACTGTTGTCGTTGCTGCCTGTCCTGTTGCTTCCTGTTCCACTTGCCTTCCTCCTTTCCTTTAAAGATCGTGCTGCCTAGTAAACCTCTGTCGTCAGCCGCTCGCTGACCTTCTTCTCCGCAGTCTCTCCCAAGATGTGCTCCACATCGACCACGTCCCCGTCCACCAGCTCCTCCCAGTGGTCGATGATCCAGTTGTGCGCGACCGGGAAGGTTCTCGCTCCCCCCATCCAGGCGTAGGGATCATTCGTGGCCTGACCATCGCCACTAAGCCGGGTCAGGATCACATTCGGTCGGCCATCACAGGAGTACCCGACCCGCCGCATCAGCCAGCGTTGCGCCTCGTTCCGAGGCTGGATGTTGACGGCGAGGACGGGTATGAAGGTCATCGAGTCGCGGACCTCCAGCACCTTGGAGTCGAGGTTGGAGTCAGAACGGGATGCTGTCATATTCGTCCTCCAGCTTCGCTCCCGCCTCCAGCATCGGTACCGCCCTCGCGGTCAACGCCGCCGCCTCCACAGGCATCTCCACGCCCTCCCCGGCAGCCAGCATCGGCGAGCAAATCCATTCATACACGGTCTCCTCATGTTCAGGTATGACCTGTGCCTCGGTCGCTGGCCGGGGCGGAACATACTGCTCCGGCACCACCCTCTTCCCGACCGCCACCTGCTGACAAACGCTCGACCGGGTCCCGTGATACTGCACCGCCACCCCGCCGAAGTCCCTCTTGAGGGTCACCAGCGTATCTGAGAAAATCTTGTCGCACCGGCCGCCCGCTCCCAGCGCCCTCGCTGTCACCGCCGCGTTCTCCTTCGAGTAAAGCGAGCAGGCCGTCAGCGCTGGCTCAGGCAGATCCACCTCCGGGTGCTGCTCGATCCACGCGGCTATCTGCCGGAGTCCTGCTGCGAAATCTCTGTGGTTCATCTTCTCTGTTCTCCCCTCTCCCTATCTCTCCTCTGACTGCTACTTGATTCCAACTACTCCAGTCACTACAGGCTGCGCCGTCGGCTGCGAACCATTACTCGCTCCCGCTGCCCCCTGCCCCGCCTTGGCCCGGAACCTCTCGTCCACCTTCCTCCGCCACTCGTCCACCTGGCCTCGCTGCTGAACCGTCAACTCATCCACAAACTTCAGATACTCGTCAAACCCCTTGTCCAACCCGGGCTGGAAGAACCCGCCCGGATACCTCTCCATCAGCGCCGGGATCTGCTCGGGGGTAACTCTGGGTTTAGCCGGGAACATGATATTCGTCACGGGATCGGGATGCTTGACGAAGTACATCCTGACCACCGTATCCACGATCTCGGTGTCCACCTTCTTAGTCGGGTCGGCAGGGTCGGGTACGGCCACCGTCCGCCTGACCGCCGTTCCCTGCGCGTGGATACAATCTCCCACCCACGAGGGAATCAGCGCCGTGGCCTTCTTGCCAGCGATCTGGGGGCCATAAATAGGGGTCCGGTCGTCATCCTCCGCTCGGCTCTCCAGCCCGGTGAAGAACACATAATCACAAGGCAGCGAGTTGAAGTTGGTGATCAGGGAGTACAACTGGTTCTGCACGAACCCATAATGCGCCTTCGAGTTCCCTGCAAAAGTCTCCGTGGTCAGCGCCCCGTCCACAATCACCCGCTGGCTGAACGGGCTGGTGGCTTCCTCGCCGGTTTTGATCTGCTTGTCCGCTAGATGGCGCATCATCGCCTGACTGATCGACGTCACTCCCTCGACAATGACCCCGCCGAACTTCCCCCAGTCCACCGCGCGCAGGTCGGTGTCGGCGGCCTTGGTAGCGGCGGGGTTGCGAGGCCAGTAGCCCTGGCTGATCTTGCGGAGGGTCGGCAAGGGAACCTCGATATTGCACCGGTAGGCCGAGATGATCCCGGCGTCTATCTCGGGTTGCATCGGCGCCCATCCCCCGCCGTCCATCGACAGGAGGAGGCAGCATTTCCCTGTTCGTTCGTAAAGGTAATGCGAGAAGTGTTTAGCCGCCGTGCTCTTGAGGCAGCCGCTGTCTCCATAGCAAATCCCTGACCGTGCCATCTGACCGTTTCCTCTCTCCTACCGCTTCCCATTGCTCTGCCGACTTACCCACCCGTCCAGTACGTACCTGACCAGTGCCGCCGTACTCCAGCCTCGTACCCGCGCCGCCTTCTCCAGCTTCTCGACCGTCGTGCGGCGGAGCTTGTAGGCGGTGTAATTGACCAGCGGTTCAGCCTTGGTCGAGCGGAGAATCTGAGGTGAAGTACGCGGACTTGCGTGAGGCGGCATGGTGGTAGTCCTCTGTTACTTGCTGATACCGTTTGATTGAGACTCGCTGATACTAAACCGGGCGGGTTGGGGTGTCAATCCCTTTCTCAACTATTTTCGATCTGCACTAACTCCTGTGGATGGTTCGCTTCCCTCACTCGGAAATGTTCCAACACGCTCGGATCATTGAACGGGTCCTGCCCGCCGAAGCAGAATCCCGGCTGGGTCGCGGTCGTGCGGTAGGCACAGAGTCCAGGATACGAGCAAGAATTTCTGCTTTGAGCGAACAATCGATTCAGAGCCGACCTTTTCGCGCCCGCGCCGCCTTCCCGCTCCGCTCGTCTGACCTCCTCGACATCCTTTGCTACTTGAACCTCCTGGCTCTCCATCTGCTCCAGCAGGTCGCGCATCTCATCGGCCGAGCGGTAGGCCACGACCACGGGGACCAGTTGCGCGGCGAGGGCGTCCAGCGGGTTCCCCTCGTCGTCCAACGCTCCCTCCTGAACCTTGCCCTCGTCCAAGAGGTCTACCCAGTCGCGAATTGCCATACTCTTCCAAACCGCCTGCTTCCTCCATGATCTGTAGTCGAGCCGCCTCCCCTTCCCTCCCTCGTCCTTCCAGTCATAAGTCCAGGCCCACCGCCTGTCCTCGCTCGTGATCCCTTCCTGACAGTAGGCCCGGACCAAGACTGACTCCTGGTTCCAGCGCGGTTCCCCCGGCTGAGCCTTCTTGTCCTCCCGCCTGGCCCCCTTCAGAAGGTACTCGTAGCGGACGCCGAGGATGGTCGGGGGGTCAGGCAGAGTAGAAAGCCACCGCGCCACTCGCGGACTCACCAACTTCTCCAGCTTCTCCAAGTCATGCACAGTAGAGTGAGCGAGCCTAACTGATTCGTTGCCAGTGGGAACCACCTGCGCTTCCTTGGTTGCGATGAGCCAGGCCTCCCCGAACCGCCGCTCCACGTCCACCGCCTCCGACAACCCCTGCATATCCACCTGCGCGTCCAGCTCCTTCCTCCGGTCCCAGGCCCCAGTTGTCTTGAAGGATTGGAGGTAGAGGTAGCCGGTCGAGCGTTCAAGGAGCAGGGCGTCGGGGCGGGAGAGGAAGTGGAGTTCGACCTGCTCAACTGGCCGAGTCCGCCTATGTCCTTCCTCGTCGATGCGCCACTCGTAACCGGGAAGGTCAGGGCAGCGGGTCCATGCGGGATCGTCCCACTGAGATAGAACCCACTGGCCTTCATGTTCCACTTCGATTACAGAAAAATTTTCCAGCAGGTTCTGCCACCGTCTCCGGCTCCAGCACCTCACCATCCCCTCGACCAGCGCCGCCAACTCCTCGCGTAACCACTGGTCCTGATCGAACGGTTGGTAAGCCACAGCCTGCGCCACCGCCGCCCCAATCGACGCGCCCGACTCAGGATGAGGAATGCCGGTGAATCCCGACGGCGGCACCAGAGGCAGGGCAAAATCTCCAAACTCGACCACGATCGGCGACTCGGCCTGCAGGCTCCCTCGCAACTGCTGGGTCAGAGTCGTCAGGGGAGTCACAAGAGTCGGCCCGGGTGCCGGCGCCAGAAGATCGTTGATCACCTCCGGCTGGCCCGCAGGTCCTGCCCCGCCGCCGGCCTGCCGCGACTTGGCCTCCTCGGGGTCAAGCTCGACCCCCTCGTGCCATTCGCTCTGGAAGGCCGTCAGCGCTGCTCCGACCGCCTCGTCCTCAATCCTCCGGACCTCCGGCGACCTGAACAACTCTGCCACTACTTCCGCGACCGCGAGATCGGGACGCTGCTCCAGAAGGCTATCCACTGCAGACTGGCCAGACGAGAGGAGATAGGCAAGTCCGACGTGCACGGCCCCTCCCACGACCAGATGACTCGACTTCCGGGCCGGGGACAGTCCGACTCCCTGCTCGCCCTCGTGATACTCCAGATAACGAAGTCTGCGACACCTCTGCGCCGCCAAAATTCTCGACCTGTCTGTGTAAATGATCTGGGTCACTGGGCTGCCTCTTCCAGTTCCACCTCCCCCAAAATCGGCTCGCACCGGTACACCGCCGGCCTGGCCGGCTCCACGATCTCACACACGGCGTTGCGCGGAATCTTGGCGTAGATCCAGATGGCGGGGGTCTTGTAGTTGAGGCTGATTTCCTCGCCCGCATAATCTTTCATGAGCGGTCGTGGCAGCAGCTTGGCCACGTTCAGAAACTCCTGCTTCTGCGACTCGCTGTAGTGGTAGAACGACACGAGCGGGTCCTTGATCTCCACCTCTGGGTTCTGGTCGAGCGAATCTGCGAAACGGCGCAGTTCGGCGGATACTTCCTTGGCTAACGGCATTGCTAGGTCTCCTTCTCTAGGGTCTCGTGGGTGTAGACAATAACGCGGACTCGCTTGTAGGTCATAAGCGGCACCCGCATTCAGGCTCCAGTCGCTCTCCCGACTGATCCCGTAGACAGTTTCCATGCTTGCAACGCGGCAGCGGCGCAACCCTCTCAGCAAACTCCACGGCCTCATGCAAGCGCTGAATCGCCGCCCGTTCCTTCTGCGCTTCAATGATTCGCAGGCAGAACTTGCAAGTCACATCGCCATCGCTTTCAGCCACGTTCATGTCACTGCCGGCGTGGAGACGACCACAGACGGTGGTGTTTACCGTACCGCCGAATGGACCGAGACGATATATCTGCTTGTGCATTACCGACCTGCCCATATCACCCTCTCCCTACCTGCCCCACTACCCTACCACCATCCCTACCTATTGTCAACCTATAAATTGGTGGCAGTGGTGGAGGGTGGTGGGATGGTTGCAAACGATGGGATGGTTGCGAACTTTACTTAGTTCGGCAATCCCCTGCGGAACACTGTCGCCGCCGGCGTCCCGCCCTTGATCAATATCCCCAGGTCCACGCACTTGGCGATCCACTTGTCCACCGTGCGCACGCCCACTCCCACGCCCTTGCCCCACTTCAACAGCGTCGCCCGGTCGAACTCGTCCCCCACCCCCTCCTCACCAAGCACATCAAACATCCGGTCCTGTTTGGTCGAGCGCAGATTCTCCGGCGCCGCGCAGATCAGCAATCTCCCCTGCTTGAAATCCGCCCACTTCGGCCCCAGCTGCCCCCTCGCGGTCTTCGAGTAGATGTTCAACCGGCGGATCGTCGCCGGCGGCTTCCATTCCTCCAGCCCCAGAATCGACGATGCGTTCATCGCCCACTGGACCGAGCCCAGGATCCGCGACGGGGTCCGTCCGTGTGGGCGGTCCTTGGCCTCGGCGATCGTGCCCAGGATGGCGCACCCCTTCTCGATGCAGAACTTTTTGAGGGTGTTGAACAGCTCGATAATCACATCTACGTCGCTGATCCGTTTCGAGGGAACCATTCCATGCAGGGATTCGATCAGCAGGAGTTTAGGCCTGCGTCCCTCGGCCTTGGCGGTCAGGCACTCATAGGACCCGTCCAGCAGCAGCCTCACTCCCTCGAAGTAATCCACCTGATCCTTCTCTTTCAACCCCGGCCACTTGACCACCGGAAAGGTCTTCTTGGTCAGGTGATCCAGCCCCAACTCCTCCACTCGCTGCTCGATCTCATCCACAAACGCCGAGATCAGGATCATGCCCAGCTGCACTCTCGGGCCGGGAATGGGAATGTCGAGGAAGGGAAGGTCGTCGATCGGGTTGGCATAGTTGTTGAACTGGGATAGCAGAAGACGTTTGGACCCGGTACAAGGGGCATGAACCAGCAGCGAAATAGACTCGCGCGGTATCAGGCCGGGCACAAGGTCTGGGAGACGTGGTTTCTTGGACGAGTGAGCGAGGACGCCGAGCTGGTCGGGAGGATCTGGAGGGGCGGCCGGCTTTGGAGGAGGGATTGGATCCTGCCAGAACGGCCCAGGTTCCGAGTCATCTTGGGCTAGGGTTGTTGGGGTTGAGGCTGAGGCATCAGGCGAGAGAGGGCGATCATCTAATTCATAATCAGATACCATTGAGCACCTTTCAAAAGGGCACAATTGTCCTGTCGCGTCTTATCGGGGGAGGACGTGGCGGATCCTGTGCGAATTACTCCTTAACAGCTAGTGTGGGGGATGGGTGGGTCGGAGCCGGTTTGGGACCGGCCCCGAAAACCCTTTCCGCACAGGGCCGCTAAGGGCACCGGGTTTTCCTCGCGAGTCAACCCGGCGAGTCCAACATAGAACAAGAGAGCGAGTTAACGCAACTGTAATTTTGGTGGGATTTTTGGGCCGCTGGTCCGCCTCCGCCAGCCAGCCTGCGGCTCACCCGCGGCCAGCTGCCTGCAGGCCAGCCGGCGCAACGCGCCACTTCTCTATAGATAGATAGTACTTAATGCAAAATGCAAAATGGAACCTAATACCTAATCTATCAACCACTTAACCGTTGCAACATGACTGTGCAACGCATGTTGCAATGCAACGCCTGACCGTTGCATTGCATTTGTAGTTGCAACTTGCGATTGCAACTCCTAAGTATATGAGTAGTAACAATTTATCTTCCATTTTGCATTTTGCATTAGACCCCCTATACCCCCTGAAGACAAAGCGAAGACGTACCAAATTATGACAAGGAGTACCATTAAACTTAATCGATTTACTGATCTGCTGCCAACCTCAAATCCGCCCTCACTCCACCACCACCGCCACCACCCCCAGCACCGCCGCCAGGAGGAACCAGAGGAGGATGCGGAGGAGGGGAGGGAGGGGGGAGAGGGAATGGGGCGCGGCAGGGGAACCAGTCATGCTGCGACCCCGCTGGCCTGCTTGGCGATCCACTCTCCCAGCACCGGGAACCTTTCAGCAATCTCGCCCCAAGTGGGGTACAGCCCTGCGTGTTCCTTCCCGTACTGCGCTGGCCACTCCGTACTGACCTTGTACTCGCACTGGTACTGCTTCCGAGCAGTCAGCAGGGCCAGGAAATACTCGTCCAGTTCGCGCAGGGGAGTCTTAGTCCCCCACTCCGGTTCGCAGGCCGCCAGACTGAGATACCCGTACCCGCCCGTTCCCACGACCGGAACCTTCCGCGGGAGCTGGACCCCGAACCCTTCGCGGTAGCGGGCCACGTCCTCCCCCTCCGCGTCATAGACCCGCACGTTGCAGCGGTCGTGCCAAGCCACACAGTTGTACCGGGTCAGCACCTCCATGTCAGCCGGGGGAATGGCCTGCTCGAAGTGGCGTGCGATCACCTCAGCCACCTCCGCCTGCCTCTCCGGGGGCGCGATCCGGTCCTGGTAGTCGGCCCATGCCTCCTGTACGAGCCGGGACAGCAGCCCGGCTTCGGCCCGGGGTTTGAATCGTTGCTTGAGGTTCATTTGAGCACCACCTTCCTGATCGCCCCCGCCACCACCACTACGCATGTGATCATGCCCGGACCTCTTTCAGCCACTGCCTACACTTCTTCCCGTCAAACTCGCGCAGCATCCTGGCAATCGAATCCTGCACTGCCGGGCCGTTGGAAACAACATCAATCGCGTAGTCGCCTTCCCCGGGGTGCTCGATGCACAATGAGACCTCGCCCGTGGTCAGCATCTCGGCTGTCAGCCTCAACCCGGCCGCCCTCATGGCCTCGTACCCCGGCGCACAATCGTCCGGCACTTGGGTCGTCTGCCGAACCTGCCGACCATTGGGAAGCATGAACTGGATCACTTCGACGGTCATCGCGCCAACCTCCACACCCACACCCCCACCAGCACCGCCAGCACGAACCCGGCCTCGAACACCAAGGCCCAGGCGGCGCCGTTCCACAGGGGAGCTGAATCGTCCTGCTCCGCTGCCTCCTCCGCCTCTGCCTGCCAGTCCCGCCCCCACCTTCGCTCCCCATCCGCGTCCAGGTACCAGCCTGAGGGTTCGATCGCGCATTCTGTGCCGGTGCCGCCGCGCGCCACCGGGCCGCCCTGAGGCGACAGGCCACCGGGACGATGGATTGACTCACCCTCCGCCTCCCAAGGCCTCAGCGGGGCGTACAGAGGGTCCGTCGGCCCAACCACGACCCCATCCCCCAGCGAGTCCAACGAGTCCAGTGATAGCCTCAAAGCCGCCAGCCGGGTCAGCGGGGACCCAGCCGCCCCATACGACCCGCACACTCGATCCACGGCGCGCTCAGCCTCGGTCCGGCGATCCGGCAACGGCTCCGACAACGGCAACAACGGATAGCAACGTTTCATGTCCTTCACCACCTCAGTACCTACCTTTCCCCGGCCTAGCCACCGGCCCAGCCGACCCAAAACCTTGCTCCAAATTCCCTCCCACTGCTATCGAGTCCATGACTACCTCCCCCACGACCACGGCCTTGGCCACCCGGTCGTGGTGGTGATGGTTGAGCCAACTGGTTAAGAGCGCATACCCCACCGGCACCGCCTCCGAATACGCCCACACGGCCGCCGGATGCCCCTCGGCGAACAACCGGGCCGGCCAGCCCGCCTCGACGAACCGCCTCCCTCCGCCTGCCTCCCTCCCCAGCGCGCGATTGGTCGACCAGGCGTCCAGCGAGCGGACGGTCAGGTCAGAGAGGAGGAGGAGCCGGTCGGTGCGGTCGAGAGTGAGCCGGAATGGATGCCTCGGCGCGGCAGTGGATGGCGCCACGGTCGCCACTGTCGCCACTGTCGCCACCGCGGACGGCACCGGAGCATCGGGAAGCGCCTCCCCCCGGGCAACCGGGGATAGCAGAGACAGGAACAGAAGCAGTGCAAGGTGTTTCATTGGGTCACTTTCTTTCTTTCTCTCGGTCTCACTTAGTGGTGTGATCGCAGCTAAGTACGAGAGGACTAACAGCGTCCCCCTGCTGGATCATAGTTATGTCCTTCTCTTCGCACACGAGCGTCCTGTCCGACCCGAACAAGTACAGCCGGTAATCGCCGTTGGGTTGGGGCTGATAGACCACTTCGATGCGGGCGCGGCCAGGCGCGCGTGTGGTGCCGCCCGTGCGAGTCGTGCCCGCGCCCGCCGAGGCAAAGGTTAGTAATCCGGCCAGAATGTAGATTGACTTACTCATTTGGGTTCCTCTCTTTGGATTCTTGTATGTGTAGGAGTTAGCTAACTCGACTTCAGAGCCAGCGCTGCCGGAGCGCGTATCCGCCGCTCTCGTGATGGTCGGCCTTCACCCGGTTGCAATGGTCGTTGCTCGGGCATCCCTTCCCGACACAATCGAACCCATCGGGGAACAGCACGGACGAAAGGTTATGGACTAAGTGAAACCCCATATCCATCCCGCACCCGCCCACCACAATCCCCGCGTCCTGTACGTACCCGGCGCGCGACTTGATCGGCTCGTCCATGACTTTGGCGGCCAGCCACGAGATATCGCGAATGCCGTCAGCTGTCGAGATCACAAGCGAGATCCGGCGCGACATCCCCGACCGCGAACAATGCCGCAGGATGGTCGACACGGTGTCGCCGGGTTTCAGGAGTTCGCGCAGGTCGTGCGCGGCGTCCGCCTTGTCGCCAATCGCCGACGGATACTGACCCTTGTTCCAGCGGACAGCCGTGTCCTTTGCCCCGTCCTCTGACTTGGCATAGGCCAGCCGGACCCCGCTGTCAGTCGCATAAATCGCCCACTCGGCCGGGTACTGCTTGGGTTGATCGTTGAAGTCGGTTCCCACAAAGGCCGCGCGCCACTCGCGCGCCTCAAAGCGGACTGCGGCCACGGCCGCGTCACTCGCTGTCGTTCTCATGACTGTCTCTCTTGTGCGACTACTCCGTCGCCGGTTAATATGCTGTCCGACTGCTCCCCCCAACCCTACCCCAATTCCTCCCGCTTGTCAATAGGGGAGGTAGCTTGTTGCATCTCTTCGGCGACAACCACACGCATTTTTTCGTCGTCGGCCATCTGGTACATGCGATTGATTTCGTTGCCCATAGCAATAAGGGCGTAAGTCATGCGCGACCGGCCCCCATCGCCCTCCATGAAAATCAGGAATGACCGAATCCCCTCTAACTTGTGTGCGGCTTTGAGATAATCTGCCGTGGTGTTGGAGCGGACAGATTGGCCCACGATGTAACCTACTGTTTGATCCAAGCTGTCACCAAAAAGCAAATTGTGCATCGCGGTTGGCATCTTGCTCCCTTTCCTCTCTCCCTGCTATCCTTCCCCCATGCCCGACCCTGCCCGCCCGGCCCGCCCCGCCGCCCGTTCCTACGTCCCCCCTGGCCCCCCCGCCC